AAATTAATGTATTTAATACTGTTGAGGATGTTAAATACGATACAACAACTAAAGTATATAGTCATGGTTATTGGTCTAGAAATGCTACTAAAAATCTTAGAGGTTATATGCGTACTGAACGTAAGGAAACAACAACTAAGGGTGAGGTTACAACTTCTAATAGTGTTTCTGAGTCAGTAGCTAAGTCAGTATATGAGTATATGCGTGTTAAGGATGTAAAAGTTAAAGGTTTTGCTTTTGGGCCGAACGCTAGAAATATTAGAGGTTTATTTAATGGTAGACCTATTAGTTTAACTTCTACAGGTACAAGCACAACAGGTACGTCTTATGTTGTTGAGGGTAAAACATATACAACAGTTAATGCTGATGGTAATGGTACTGTAACATGTAAGTTTACTGTGCCGGATAAAACTCCTTGTGGTACAGTAGCTTTCCAAATGCAAGCTACAAATTCTAGTGGTGAGGTTCATACAGGTACAGCTAACTATACCGCTAATGGTACTATTTTAACAACAACTGTTACAAATACAACTGCTGTTACACAACATTATAAAGTGTTGGTTGAGGTTGATAACTTATATGCTAATGACCCTTTGGCACAGTCATTTATTATGGATAATGTATATGATAGGAACTTAGTTAAGTTAGATTTATACTTCGCTAAAAAATCTTCTACAAGACCTGCTGTGTTACAAATTCGTAATATGGTTAATGGCTATCCTGGTGAAAAAGTTTATGCTGAGGTAGTTATTGACCCTAAAGATGTTAAAATTCCTACAGATAAGAATGTTCCTGTAGTTACTGAGGTAGTATTGAATCAGCCTGTATATTGTTATGCTAAGCAGTATTATTGTTTTGTAGTACTTTCCGATAGTAACGACTATGAAATGTACGTAGCTAATATGGGGGATAAATTCTTAGGTAAGAATGAGCAATTAGTTGTTAACCCATATGCTACTGGTGTATTATTCAGTTCTTCTAATGCTAGTACATGGACAGCACATCAAGGTACTGATTTGATGTTTAAATTATATCGTACTCAATATACAGGTAATGGTGAGATTGTATTTAATAACGTACCTTTAACTGATATTACTGGTGTTATGTTGGATGCTTCTTATGAAGTTGATAGCGATAGTGATAGTAAAGACGTATCTTCTAGTAGAACAGGTTTGAAATGGTTCTATCGTTTCACTAAAACAGGTGCTGGTGAGGTTCCGTCTGATTGGTTGAGTATTGATACTTTGGTATTTAGGGATTTACAGTCTTATGCTAGGAATATTGACTTAAAGGCTGAAATTACAACTGATTTTAGTACTTCACCATTTATTGCTAGAGATAGGGTTGCTTTACGTACATTCTTAGATAGTAAACAATCTACATATATTTCTAAATCTATTGATGAGACAAACTTCGCTAACCCTTATCAAGCATTGAAGATTAGTTATCAAGCCGCTTTACCACAAAATACATCTATGGAAGTATTTTATATGGATAAAGAAGATGGTGATTGGGTAAAATTAGCAACTGATAATACTACTGTTAATATTAGTGGTAATACTGTTAAAACTGTATCTTTGGATTCTATTACAAATGTAGATGAGGAGTTTAAACAGTATACATGGAATATTAATAAGATTAATAGTATGGTTACTAATAATACATCTAGGGGTTCTAAGTTCTTCAAGATTAGAATTGACTTAAATACTACACAGGCATTTAATCGTCCTAGAGTTAAAAAGCTTGCTTGTATCTTTAAAGAAAAAGAATATAGGACTTAATCTATAATTTTAGTTTAAGATTTCAAGTATATATAGTATTGATAGTATAGAGATGTGGTTATTGCTACATCTCTATATTTTTATTACATAGGATAGAGTGGAGGTTTAATATGCCTGAAAGAGTACAAAGAATGTTCTGTACGATGTTTAAGAAGACAGATGAAGAGCAAAAGAATTATGATGCTAGGTTAGAGTTGGCTAAGGCTAAAGAGGATTTAGCTGTAACAACTGACACTTTAAATAAAGCAATGCAGATGATAGAAAGTTTATCTAGTGAGTTATCATCTATACGTGAAGAATTGAAAGATACAAAAGAGGGAAAATAATGGGTGTTTTAAGACGATACAATTCTGACAACATTGATTGGAATATTGGTGCGTTATATTCACATGATGATTATATACAAAAGTTATTTATTGTGATGAGAGAATTAGGATTAGTCAATCCTGTTAAATATGTATTTGGTACTATACCAACTGTATTAGTTGGGGGTAGGGTTACACCTAAAGATGCATCAATGAAAGATGCTTTTAAGATTATTGATAGATATAATCAGTTAGGTGTTGGTTGTAGGTTGACATTTTCTTCTATGTACGTAACTAAGGATGAATTAAAAGATAGTGTTTCTAATCAACTTATGCAACATTTAGAGGATAACAATCAAAAATATGGTGTTAGAATGAATGGTATTATTTTGACATCTGAGTTGTTAGGTGAATACATCTACAATAATTACAACTCTTTAGAATTAATTTCATCACAAGTTAAGCCGTCTGTTGAAGTTGGGTTAGGTAAGGATAATGTAGATTATTATAATAGGTTGTTTGATTTATTTGATATTGTGGTAGTGAACCCTAATAAATGGAATGATGCTAATTTAATTCATGGGTTAAAGCATATTGATAGGGTTGAGTTCATAACTAATCATAGGTGTTTCCCTGATTGTCCTATGGCTGGTGAGCATTATAAGGCTCAGGTTGATTTAAGCAAAAAATTACTCAGTGGTGGTGATTGCTCTTTAGAGGAAGCTAAGTTAGATACAATTAATACTTGGTGTTTAGACGTTAGAGAGCGTTTTCCTTTGTTGGGTGTGTCAATGTCTGAGTCTGAAATTAATTTATTAATAGATAATGGTGTTAAGCATTTTAAGTTAGAGGGAAGAGACAATGATACTTTCTGTTTTTTGAGAGATGTTGGCGATTATATTTTCAATAATCAATATTTCTCTAGGATAGCACATAGTATCATGGGTGAGGCTATATAGGGTATGTCAACAAGAATAGAATCAGAAAATGGTGAGGAACTTTGGGGGCCCGATACATTTGGTAAATACTCAATCGATAAGATAAAAGTGATTTCAGAGATTTTAAAGGGAATCTTCAAAGACAATCCTATTACATTTATCAATCAGTCTAAGGCTGATGATGACGTGTATACAAAAACAGAAAGTAATACTCTTTTTATTTTAAAGAGTGATTTTAATAATATTGCTGGTGATTTAGTAAAATCATTAGCATCTAGCTACTTAAAAGAGTTGGCTAGTACACAGGGTGTGGCTAGTGTTTCAGATGTTAGGGCTTTAGAAAAGGTTTCTAATTACTTAACTAGGGCATGTTTTGGTCAGACCTATACAGAGATTAAAGACTTAGCTAGTATGAGTATCGCTCCATTACCTGATAGGGTACAACAGGTTGAGACTCAGATGGTTTCTGTTGATACAAGAATAAATCATACTATGAATGTTGTGTTTGAGACAAATAGAGATGGTTCTTTTTCTAGTGTTTCAAAGATAGCAACTAAAGAAGAGTTAAAGTCTGTTAATGATAAAATGGGTAGTGGTAATATAACAGTACGTAACTCAAAGAATGTAGTAGATGCTGTTAATCGGTTAGATAAAAGCATTGTAGCTTTAGAGTCTATATCGGATTTTGTAAACACATTATCTACGACTGTAAATACATTATCTAGTACAGTTGATAGATTATCACGTACAGTTGATAGGATAGATATATTAGTTGGTAATGATGTGTTAAGGACAACTAGTAAAACAATTACTGGTGCTATTAATGAGTTAAAGGTGTAAGAGGGGTAGTAGTTAGTGGAAATTAAACCTTTTAAGACAATAAATGGGAATGGGTACTCATTTAAGGAGATATGGAAGATTTACGATGAGCAGTTCAACATTCTTCGAGACATTATACTATCTTTGGGTGATAAGTATCAGGTTGAAAACTTTAGTGGTAGTGACAATAAGGTCATTACATTAAATACACCTTATAATAGTAATCAAGTGTTCGTGTATTGTAATGGTGTACTTCAATGGAAAGATAGGGATTATCGAGAAAACTCACCTACAGAGATTGAGTTGTTATTTGATAGGAAAGCTACTGATGATGTAAGGATTGTAACGATTAAATCTAATGTCATTAAGAATGATTTACATCAATATTTACAAGATATTAGTTCTGTGGTAGCCAATGCTAAAGAACAGTATGATTCTGCTAGAAATTTAGAATCAAGGCTTGTTGAGTTATATTCTTCTTTACAACAAACTCATTCATTGTACACAAATAATTCAACTGCAAGTCTTGTTACTGATTTGACAAGATTAAAGAGTGAGTATGAAAAAGTAAATACAAGTGTTACTGCTTTAGATAAAAAGTTAAAAGACTTAATTGGTAGCAGTGAGTATGTTTTAACGACTTTAAATATAGACAGCTTAAAAGATAAGATGTCAGAGATAGGAAGCAAAGTTGGTTTATTAGAGTCTGAAAAGTTTTTAGATATAGTGTTCCCTGTATATGATGTATATCAGCCAAATGATTACGATGATGGTAATGGTGATTGTGAAATAATTGGTATAGATAAGTCGCATTGGTTTATGATTGATTGTGGTTTAAATAACGATACAGTATATACCGCAATTAAGAATAGTTTAGCTAGGAATAAAATAAATAAACTTGATTTTATATTAATTACTCATTATCATCTAGACCATTATGGGAATATTGTTAGGTTATGTAATGATAAATTAGTAAATAAAGTTTATATACCAGATGTGAGTAAGACATCATTTCAGACTGGTAATTATTCTATGCCTGTAAGTGCATTGCAGAATATTGATAGGATGATTCGAGATGCGTGTAGTAAGAATGGAATACCGTGTGAAGTCGCTCCAAATGGTGTTGTGGATTTTCATGGTGCAGAGTTGACATTTTATAATAACTCAGATGAGGATTATCAGTTTGTAAGAGATAATAACATATCAGATTATAACAACGTATCTGTATGCTTAATGGTTAGATACATTGGACGTGTCGCTGTTTTTGAGGGTGACGTATTGTATGATATGATGTATAATACTGCAAAATACGTGCCTGCAAGTGTTGACCTTTTAAAATCTCATCATCATGCAATCACTCAAATGCCTGAAATTTATAAAAAAGTAAACCCTAGAGATGTCGTAGTTACTGCATGTAGAAAATACATTCACATGGTTCAAGTAGGGTATTCCTATCTAGCAGCGTTACAAGATTTAGGTGCTAACATTTATACTTTGGCAGACCAGATTGAGGATATTCAAATCACGTATAATAATAAAAATAGTAGGGTTGAGTATAATAAGCACTTAGTTCGTGGTGGTTATAATGTACAGCCTACTCATGGTCGTATTTACCTAGATGCTAGTTATACTGGAGATTTACAGACTGGTGATAAATTAAGTCCTTTTAAATACCTATCTGATGTAGTTAGATATATTCATCAAAATTCACAGTCATATCTTGGTGTTATAGTGCGTGCTGGTGATTATACTAGTGTAAGGAATATAAATGAGGTTGAAAATAGCTCATATAATAATGGGTATTGTCATATTAGAAATTTAAAAAATGAGGTAAATTTCTATTTTAGGGGTGATGGGGAAGCTGTATTCCCATCTATGTACTTTAGGGACTGCTCTTATCTTTCTTTTGATAATATTACATTTAGACGTCAGGAGACACAAAAGAAGGTATACACTAATATAGCCGCTACAAATGGGTATTATAACTTTAAGAATTGTAAATTTTATAATACAAACACACCAGCTGGTCAAGAGAGTAAACATTTTTCTATTTGGGATGGTGCTGTTGTTTACTTAGATGGTACTACTTTTGGTGGCAATGTTGATATTGGGTTTAAGTGTTCTTCTACTTCTTCTGCTACATTTGTTGGTAAAAATGTGGCAACTGATGTTAAAAAAGTATTCTACACCGAGCATGGTGGTGTGATAAATGTTATACACCCATTTAATGCTAATAGTATAGAAACTGATTATCCTAATTCAACGCCTAATTTGAAGTTTAACAAGCGTTCAAAAACAGTCCCTGATGTTAGGGGTGTAAGTCAGGGGCAGATTATAGAGGCTTTTAATCCTTATAATGGGCCGCAATATTATATTTCTGATGGTAATAATGGTTGGTCTATTGTAGACCAGTATAATATACATGGTGATAGCACTAAGACACCTGATTTTACTGGTCAGTTTTCCTATAATAAAGCAAACAAGAGTGTAAAATTCGCTGTTGGCTCTAGTTCATCTTCTGATTGGGTTGATATTTCAAGTTCGGGATTGTCAAGTGGCTTAGGTGTTAAGTTTTGGGGTGAAGGTGGTAGTTATAATTATGGTGATGTGATTTACACATCTTCTGGTAAGACATTTAAGAACTTAGGTAATTCTTTTAGTTACACGCCAAATTCAGCTGTTGACACTTTCAGTGGTCAACCGTTTGATAGTGTTTTTGTTGGTGGAAATAAGCTTATTAATTTTGACCCTTATAATATTGGTGTTAAGTCCTATTACACTTTACATAGTCTAAGTGAAAATTCACAGCTACCTGATACAAATGAGAAAATAAACAATTTAGGTTGTTTTACGACTTATTATGATAGAATGGTGTTTAAAAATCAGCCAACAAAATATGGTCAGTTGATTAATTTACCATGCCGTGTATATGATAGTAATGAGTCTATGCAGTTGTGGATTGAGCAGAATAGTGGTCAAATATATTCTAGGGGTGGCAATGGTGGTTCATCGGTTGCAGATAGAAAATTCACACAGGTTTATCCTGATGATTTTGATAATGTAGATGTCTTGTTGTATGATTGGGTATATGCTCCTAGTGATGCTCGAGATAGGAACATTCGTTTAAGAAAAACATTTAATAATTATAAGGTTATTACATTTTATTTGTCTGGTGATAATAATACAGAATATTTATATTCATGTAGTTTTAATGTTTCTGAGTATAAATTAGCATTAAAGTTGGCAAAAAGAGTCACTCCTTCTCCTAAGGCATATACTGTAGGTAAGACGAGCATGTATTGGGCATTGAAGTTTGAGGATTGGGTTTTAGGTTCTGATAATATAGCTGATATGACATATTCTGAAAACTGTAAATTAATGGCAATAACAGGGTGGCCGCGTAAGTTTGATTTAGATTAGGGTAGGTATAGATGTATAAAATTCCGTATAAAATGGTTGAGATAGTTACAGATAGTGGTGAGACTTTAACACTTGAAGATGTGTTAAAGTCATTACCTACTGTGCCTATGTCATTATACACAGGAAATGATGACTTTACTAAAGAGAAGATAGAGGATGTTGTCGACTATCTTAAAGCTAATGGTGGTGGTCAGTTTACTATACCTGAGAATCCACCCATACATAAGTTAACAGTCGATGTACATAGGAATAAGTTTCAAGATTATATAGTACATTTTATTTACAATGATTACAGATATCCTATTGGTACAGAGAAACGTCCTTATACAGGTGATGCTTGGCAAGCAGGGGATATTATCTATAACTTAGATATCTTAAATTCAGATGATAAATGTACTATGTGGTTCTGTAAAGAGAGTGGTACTACTACATCAAGTGGTAAGTGGTCGCAACAGTCCATATGGCAATTATCTTCTAGTGAGATTGATGATTTAGTAGTATCTCATGTAGGTTCTTCTATTGGGCCGCTTGTACAGAAAGAGGTAGGTTTACAGGGGCCTGCTATGATGTCTAGTGAGGTTACTAAACAACTTGACGCTAAAGTTCCTAGTAAGGTTGAGTCAGAGGTTACTAAACAGCTTGCTAGTTCAGTTCCAACACAGGTTTCTAGTATTGTAGATGACAGTCTTTCTAGAGAGGTATCTAAGAGGGTTGATACAGTAGTTACACCTATCATTAATAGTAGGTTAAGTAGTACATTATCTGATACAGCTGTTACTAGGATGATTAATGAGAAGGTAGACCCTAAAGTATTATCTATTACTGAAGAAGCTAAGAGAGTTGTAAATACAAAGGTTACAGAAGCAACTTCAACTTTATCTAATACAGTTAATAACTATATAGATGAGGCTAAGAGGAAGCTAGGTGCTATTACTACTGTTACTGCAAAAGACGTAGACGATAAGATTAAAGAATCGTCTAAGGCAATTAACACTAAGATTGATAATATTGTAGATACTAGGTTAGCTAATCTTAGGACTGGTCATAGCGACATTGTCGCTACAGAAGAGTATAAGATGGGTGCTGATGGTGTTGTTGATGATACAGCTAAGTTTGAGCAGTGCGTTAATGATGCTAGGGGTAAAATCTTAATTATTAGTCCTGGTGTATATAAGTTGTCTAAGAACATCTTTATTGGTGAGTGTAAGGATGTTATTGTATTAGGTTCTTTTAATAATAAAGTTCCTTTCATTAAGAATGATGATATGTTCATTACTTCACCTACTAATATTGAATATGTAAGGTCTGTGGAGTTAGATACAAATAAGGTTAATCAGTGTCAGGGTTTTGCTTATAATTCTAATAGAAATGAGTTTGTACTTGCTACTATTAATTCAGACAATACAAATCAAGTATTGTATATTTTAGATGGTGATGATTTAAACACTCAAAAACGTAGGGTAGATTTTAGTGATGTAGAAAAGTTAGGTCATTGTAACACGATGACATATAATAAAGATACTAATACTTTATATGTTTGTAATGGTGATACTAATTCTAATCCATTTAGGATGGCTAAGTTGGATAACAATTACTCAATTACAGGTGTACATACTGATTCTGCACAGGTTAAGAAATATAATTTTGCATATGACCCTATCACTAAGTGTTATTGTTCTATTATGCCTGGCGATAGAACTACAGGAGTTAGACATGTATATATTCTAGATAGCAATTTTGCTGTTATAAAAGAGTTTGATGTGGATTTCTTAACAAAAGACTATAATAACAATGGTGCTATGTTCTATAATGGTACAATTATGTGTGCTAGTTTACATGAAATATTCCAATTTGACGTGTTTGGTAATGTTAAGACTGTAGTTGATATAGATAAGGCTTATGAGATTGAGGACTTTGATATTAAGAATGGTGTAGTATATTTTGCTGTGTTAGAAGGACATAATGTTCATATCTTTAGTGGTATGCACAATAAATTCAACTCTATACACATCAATAATATGAAAGTAAATAGGTTGTTGCTTGCTAACAATTCACCATTGCTTGGTTTAACTGCTGATGGTAAAGAGATAAGCTTGGCTAAGGTTGGCAAGTCTGGTTCGTCTGAAATTGGTGATAAATCGACTAATACTATTTTAATTGGTAAAGATGTTAAAACGTGGGATGGTGGTGATGCATCATATTCATTACTATCTACCAAACATTATGGGAGTGCGATTTATTCTAAGAAACAAACAGATGATGCATTTGTTAAGAAGGCTGAGTTAGTTAAGTTGTCTATAGAAGTTAAACCTGACTTTGTTGGTCAGTTAGCTGTGAGTGGTGGTAAGTCTTATATAGCACTTAATAATACAGGCACTGATGGTTGGAAGCCTTTAGGTGGTGCTAGTCCATTAGAAGCTGTTGACAGGATTAAATTTACAAATGGTGCTGAGTTGTGGATTGATTAGATTTTAATTTTAAATTCATAATCATTGTTTGTTATTAAATTATATATAGGTAGTGTTACAAAGGTAGGGGGTAGTTCCATGAAAAGCAATACTTTTTTTAGAGGTACTACCCCTACTCTTGAAATTAGCATGGGTAGGGGTATTAGTGTTGAGAATATAGATAGTTTAATTGTGTATTTCTCACAAGGTATCACCGTACTGAAGAAAAAACTTGAAGATGTAAAAATTAATAAGACGACTAATTTAGTGTATGTACCTCTAAGTGAGTTAGAGACATATATGTTCAGTCCTAGTGTTGTTAATGTACAACTTCGGTATAAGTTACTAAATGATACAAATATTTATAGCACACGGATTTATCCTTTCAGAGTATTAAAACAGATATGTGATGAGGTATTTACAGAATGAATGAGGGTATAATTAAATCTAGTGGTACGTTCAATAAAGTTAGTATCAACTCAAATTATGTTAATATCACTTCACATAATGGGATAAATACTAATAATGGTACATTAGAGACTTCTAATAGAGTTAAGGTTACTAAAGATGAAGTTAAAGATATGCTAAAGGAAAAACAAGATAAGTTAATTGCTGGAAATGGTATCTTATTAAATGAAGAGACAAATGTGATATCAGTTTCAACAGAAAAGATTGTTGTTAATGAGGGTGAGAATATTTCTGATTTAACAGCGTTGTATTTACTGGCTAAGGGTGAAAATTAATGGCAGATTTAAAGGATAATTTACAGAATCTTGCGACTCAGTTGGGTACGGATGTAAAAAATATTAAAGCATCTGTAAAAACTACAGATGATAAAATTGGTACGTTAGGCTCTTTGTCTACGACTAATCAATCTTCAATCGTTGAAGCTATCAACGAGGTTAAAGCTAATATCGTTACTGCTCAGGGTGGTGCTGTAACAGAGCAAGCTGTTGATACAAAGTTACAAGCTAAACAGGATAAGTTAACTGCTGAGGGTAAAATTTCAATTAATAAGGATACTGGTACAGGTTTAACTAAGATTACTGTAGACTTGTCAGATTATGTTGAAAACAGTGCTTTGACAACTAAGTTAGGTGACTACACAACTACAGCAGGTTTAAATACTAAACTAGATACTAAACAAAACAAATTAACAGCTGGTAGTGGTATTACATTAGATGCAGATGGCACTATTAAAGCTAGTGTTGATTTAAGTACTATGGCAACTAAACAAGAGTTAACAGATAAAATTCAAGAGGCTGTTACTAATCTTGTTAATGGTGCTGATGCTACTATGGATACATTTAAGGAAGTTCAAGATGCATTAAAGAGTGATAAAACAGTTACAACAGCGTTAACTACATCTGTTGCTAACAAATTAGATTATAGTCAAGCACAGTCTTTATCTACGGCTCAAAAACAACAAGCATGTTCTAATTTAGGTATTGGTGACCCTACAGTGGATTTGGTGAGTGTATATACGACAGCACGTGATAGTTAGTAGGTGATTGCTTATGGCTGATACTAATACACAATTAGTGCAGAATATACAGACATTAGCACAGACTGTTGGTAGAGATATCAAAGATATTAAGACAAGGGTAAATTCTATTTCTAGTGGTGGTAGTGGTTCTAGTGTTGACACTTCTAGACTAGCTACTAAAGAAGAATTAAAGGTTGTAGAGAATAAAATACCTAAAGCTAGTGGTGTTCCAACTCTTGACTTTACTGTAGAAAATAATGGTGATGTGTATGTTGATATTACATATCCTGAGGTAAGTAATACACCAACAACAAATACACAGACTGACACTATAGCTTATGGTACTACTAAGATTTATGATGTTGTGTGGGGTGTTGCAGTTCCTGGAGCAGCTGGTACAGGTAGGGGTTATTTAGAGTATAGTCCTATCAGTGGGTTTGGTAAGCTACACTTGGATATCAAGATGACACAGAATAGTGGCAATGGTGGTACTATTGCTACATTACCAGCAAATGCACCTGTACCTACAAGGTTATTAGAGACATCTGTTGATGTTAATAACAATAGTATTTATGTAGAACCTAACTCTAGGAATATTAAGGGTTGGGGTGTTACAGGCAATAACAAGAGGTATATTTTTGATATTATAGGCTTTTGGAAGGAGATTAAGTAGATGGCAAGAGTTAAAATAGGTAGAATAACTTTACCTAACCTATCTCCTTTTATAGTTAGGGATGTTAGAAATATTAAGAAAGTTGCTACACTCAAACTAAATGCACCTATTACTCAGTGTCAGGGTTTTACTTATAATAGTAAGACTAGGGAGTTTGTGTTAGCATGTATTAGTTCTGACAATAACACACAAGTATTATACAACTTAAATTCTACAGACTTTTCTAGGACGAAGACTGTTCAGTATACAGATAAGAATAGGTTAGGTCATTGCAATACATTAACTTATAATAGTAAGATAGATAAAATTATTGTAACTAATGGTGCAGTAAATGTGAATCAGATTACATACTTAAATCCTGATTTAAGTATTGATACAACTAAGACTATATCAGGTAAGGCTTTCAATTTAGCTTATGATGATGAAACTGATACGTATGTATCTATTGTTCCTGGTGTTGACAATTCATCACGTAACTTAGAGTATTATGATGCTAGTTTCACTAAAACTAAGTCTGAGACAGTGAATGTAAATTCTAAGAATAATGATTCCAATGGTGCTTTGTTTTACAAAGGACAGGTAGTTTTTGCTACTGAGTACTTAGTTAATAAGGCAACTAGTGGTATTCAATTTTTAGAGACAGTAAGTGGTTTAGAGATAGAGGATTTTGCTGTAAAAGATGAGAACATCTATATGGCAGTTAATACAAACTCTGGTGTAGATATATATTGCCATTACTCTAACATGTACTTCATAGATAATATAGCTACAAAAGATAACTTTTCTTTACCTAATAACATACCTTTGTATGGTACAGATACAACTGGTGCATTTAGAAATTTAATTAAATGTTCTAGTGGTAATGGTACTGAAGTTGGTAATCAAAAATCACCAATGGCTTTAGTTGGTACAAGGATAACATGGTTTGATGATAAAGGAGTTTCTAGAACCATGTTATCAACTAAGGAGCTTGATGGTGTAGGTGAAAGTAAAGAAGGTAAAGTTATTTACAGGGCATCTGAGGTAGATAAGATGTTTACAGATGTTTTAAATAAGTTAAAAGAAATCAATTCTAAGTTGTAAGAGGGCTATATAATGATAGTAGAAGAAATTGTTAATGAGATTGACAAGTTTATTACAAAGTACAAAGCGTTAAAGTCAGATAATCAAACTTTGACTCAATTTAAGTCTGATGTTAAAACTGCGTTGAATAATAAAGGTATCATCAGTACTAATAATGATGAAGATGTAGTACAGTCTATTAATAACTATACTAGCAGTACTAATGGTAGTACAAGTGGGACTTCTTTAAATGTAGATGATTTAAAGTACATAGGTCTTTTACCTGCTGATTATTCAAAAACTACTGTAGAGTCATCAGACTTAATTAAACTTGCTGAAACTATTATTCAAGATAATAAGATTCTTTCTAGTGCTGAGAGTGTAGTAGTAAAAGATAAAGCAGATAATTCTGTTTTAGATATTACAGGAGCACCAATTAATAGTACAGAATATAGTTCTCTAGATAAAAATAAATATTATGTAGGTTTCGGTGGTGAAAACTTTAAGAGATATCAAATACCTTTTAAATTTGGAACTCATAATTACACTGTATCAATTACCAATAAAGGGGTAACTAGAGATAAGGATATTTCTGTTACAACTACTGCTGGTAATTTAGCTGATAGTTATATTAGGATTGTTTATGATGTCAAAAAGGGTATGGCTATTCCTGGTGTATTCACTTCATATGTTAAATACTTAGATGATAATTCTAGTAATGAAAATCTTAGCAAGATAAGAGGAGTATTTAATTCTTACTCAAATCAGTACTCTGCTGAAAGTGTTGGCTTAGTAAAGAACTTACGTACAGGTTTAGTTAAAGAGTTAACTCTTAGTCTTAATTATGATGAAAGTGTTAGCAATATGATTAGTGAGAATAAGATTTCTAGGAGAGTAGGTGAAGAAAGTTATAAATATAGCTTTATAGCTAAGATAGGTAACTCTTTAAGATTAAGTGTGAGAGGCTCACTATGTCTATTTAAGGTAGATGATGGTTCTGTATTTGATAATATAGGATATCAAGAAGGTGATAAATTAGAGTTATTGCTTTCTACTCCTGATTCTTCTAGTAGAGCTAATTTGATTAGCGAGTATAACAATATTGCACCTTTAGTTAAGAATATTGAAAACCCTATAACAGACCCTGTAAGTGAGGATGTTGAAGAAGACGAACGTTTCGGTATCTTAAATAGAACATTCTCTGTTAGTGTAGGTGCTGGGTATGCTGATAAAATTAGCTATACTGTAAAAGAATTTACTAATGGTATTAAGGTTAAGTTTACTGAATTAGATTACAGTACTCAAGGTCCTAGCAACTATCAACGTGAGTTACCTAGTATTTGGTACTATTTTGTAGGTAATGGTTCTTTCTTAGAGTTAGACTTCACAAATGTATCAAATAAAGGTGGACAATTACCACAAAATATTACTAATTCGCAAACATTCGAGGGTATTGACTATTTATCTATTAAGATTAATAGAGACCAAGTTTTCAAAGAAGTGTATGATTCTAATACAGGTGGTTATAAAGTCACCTTAGGTTATGATACTATCCAGTATAATGGAGCTAGAGTAGGCAGTGGTAATCAAAAGGTTAAATTTAATAACACTGGTTACTATGAATTCCCTAACGATGGTAGACATTTAGAGTATAGTTTTATTACAGGTAAATTAAGGCCTGCTTATTAGTTATTGTATACATTTGGGTGTGACTCCAGTGAGGTTGTTAACCGTTTATAATAGATAATAATTAAATATACATAAGATATTCATAAAATAGATAGTATTGGTGAGAGGTGTATCTTATGGACTTTAATGGTTTAAAGAATGTTACACCTATCTTCCAAACACTATTAAATAATGCTAAGAGTGGTATTCCTAAGAAAATTCAAGTTTTCATAGGAATACTTGCTCTTATTTGGTTGTTACCAATAGTATTAGATATAGTGTTTGTTGTTTTAGGTGTATTTTATGATTATAAGCCTGATATGATACTAAAGTTTTTACCGAGGTTAGAACAGTTAATTAGTATACTCACAGGTGTTTCTGCTGTTGCGTGTTTAATGGCGATTATCGGTTTATTTACAGATTCAGATGGTGATGGTATACCTGATTCTGTTGATAAGGATAATAAAACACCAGTAACAAATAATAGTATTCAAGTCAATGTGGGTTCTGATGGGAGTAAATCTCCTAAGTTACCATTACACATTGATAAATAATTTGTTTTGGTAGGTATTGTTTTAGTATGCGTATGGTATATAGGAGATATTTTATGATAGGTGACCTAAGTAAGGAGTATGAATCTAATGGCGATATCGGTGCCATCTCTACTGGTGAGGGAGATTATGGTGGTAAGTCATATGGTATGTATCAATTAGCTAGTAATGTAGGTTCAGTAGATGATTTTATTGCATGGGGTTTAAATTCAGAATATAGCTGGATTGCAGAAGAGTTAGATAAATATGAAATTGGTTCATATGACTTTGACAACGCATGGACGTATTTTGCTAATAATGACTATGAGAATTTCTACAACATGCAACATTCATATGCTATTCATAAGTATTATGATGTATCAGTTGAGTTGTTAAGGGAACATTTATTTAACATTGAAAATCATAGTGAGACTATGAAAGATGTAATTTTCTCTAGGGCAATTCAGTATGGTACTGGTAACATTGTAGAGATGTTTGAAGATGCTTTAGTGATTATGGGTGAGAAATTAAATCTTGATTTACAAAATCTTTCTTATGTAGATGAGAAACGATTTGATTATGATTTAATCACATCTATCTATGACGTTTGTATGACTACAGAGTGGAATAATTCTTCTTTGAGGGAAAACTTAAATCATAGGTTTAGGGAAGAGAAAGATAAGGCTATTCAAATGTTGTCTGATGAGTTAGGAATCTAGGTGATTCATATGGGTTTTATTGACAAATTGATTGAATGTATTAGAGTTTTATTCTTGGGTAAGAGTATTGATAGTGTTGTTACTTCTACACAAGATAAAGTAGTAGATACAGTTAATAATACTGTTGATGAAGTTTCTTCTAAAGTAGATACAGAAGTTAATGGTATCACTGATAGAGTAGATAACATTACTGATACAGTAGATGATAAAATTGACGATGTATCTAGTAAAGTTGAAGATATTGTTGCGAACTCTAAAAAATTAGGTGTTAACATAAGAAAAAAATAGTGTATAATAGAGGTGTACAATTTTAAGTACACCTCTATTTTATTTATGGGAGATTATATCATGGGATTATTTGATGTTGATGGGATAGGGTTTAAAAATAAAGAAAAAACTAAAAATGAGAACTCTTTTGATATGGGTGTAGATATATCAAAAGTAGATAATAGTTTAGTTAATACAAATAAGACTAGTGGTAGTGATTTTGATAAAACATTAGTTGGTGAGATAAATCCTTTAGTTAAAGTTGATGTAATAAATCATTACTTTAGGCTTAGTGATTTATTGAAAGAATATGGATGTTACATTGATGGCTCTACTATGTATTGTCCTTTTCATGATGACGATATCACAGGTAAACCGTCTGCTAAGTATCATTCAGATACAGATTTGTTATATTGCTTTTCTGAAAACAAAGTCTACAGTTCTTATCACGCTTTAAAGATTTTATTTGGTAAGGATGTAAATTTAATCTTTAAGAAGATATGGTCTACCCTATCTAAGGAAGAGAGATTATCATATATTGGTAAGCATGATGAAAAGGTTAAGGATGTTGTAGTAGAGGATACAGGATGGGAATACTACAATAAAAATGTATTATCTACTTTTAAAGTTGGTAAGGTATCGTATGAGCAGTATAAAAACGCTTTATATAAGGTCTTATCATTAATTCAAGAATAAAATAGTATGAATTTTAAGTAAATTATAGTTGTAAAGTTACTTAAAATTAAGTATAATAGGTAATGTAGAAAATATTATTAACTACAATACCTATTTTTATTTTAAAAAGGAGAAAATGCTATGGCTAAAATTACAGCTATTCGTTTACCTAATGGTAAGGTTAAGATTACTAATTCTGATATTACTTCAATTATTGGGGAAGAATTCAATTCTTCTGATGATTTCTTCAATAAATATAAAACAATTAATGAATCTACAGGTGTAGAAAATGATTGTGTGTTATTAGAGTCAATCAATGGCTAATGTTCCTGTTATAGGTAATGGACTTGCAGTAATACCACTACATACTAGGGGTACAAGTAAGAAGAAAAATAAAAGAGTTGCTGATTATTTAACTAGGAGTACTTTTTTAAAGTTATTGGTAGAATACTCAGATATAGAGAAGATGGATATCGTATATTTAACTGGTATGGGTGTAATGTATCAAGACGATATATTAGATGGTTCTGTTACTTTAAGGGATATCATACAAAATACTAGTTGGTGTAATATAGTTGCTGAAGAACTGTATCGTTTATGTCTATCATTAGGTACAAATAAAATAGTATTGTTGGCTAGGAGCGATAGATTTTTAAAGCTTGCTAAAACTCTTAGGTCTAGAGGTGTTATAGTTGAAAATCCTATAATGGGTGTATTGTCAGAGAGGTATGCAATTAAGATACTTTTCTCTAAAACTAAGTTATTAGTAAATACAAGGGGTGGATTTTCAAAATGAGTAGAGAGTTACCTTTGTTTTTACAGAATTTATCATGTGATATTACTGATTGTGTATTCACATTAAAGTTGGTTGGTAGCACTTTTCAGTATAAAGCACAAGATGTGTTACAGGTTATACTAGATAATAATATGGTTGATAAGGTTATATTAGAGTTAGTACGTGAGCCTGACAATATTCATGATGAGCATGCTGTAAAAGTTATGTTGTCTGTTGATGGTTATAGTGGAACATATCATGTTGGGTATGTATCACGAGATATAAGTGAGACAATTAGTTTTCTTCTTCAAGATGATGACTTATGTGTACATATTTCAGATGTATTCATGAGTGGTGGTGGGTTAGATTACTATGTTGGTCTTATGTTTAATTGTAGGTTTAATAGAAAGGAATAAAATCTATCTATGGCTAATGAGAAAGCTAAGAGTGACTATAAACATTGGGTAGGTGCTGTTCCAAAAATAGAGAATTGGTATAAAAATTTTAACTTTGTATTAGTTGAAAGTATGGAAGACTTAGAGAGTATCTTTAAAGATAAAAAAGACTACTATATGGCTTTTGATACTGAAACAACAGGTTTAGATTTTGAAGAGATTGACTTGGTAGGCTACTCTTTTTGTTTAGATGGTAAAACGGCATATTATGTGCCTGTATATCATTTTCAGTATGGGGGTAATTTAGGTGAGGAATCTGTAAAATTCATCTATGAGCGTATGTGTGAAGCTAAGAAGGTATTCATGTATAATATGCGTTATGATGCACGGATTATGGAATACTATGGGTATAAAGAGAATAAAGCTGATTTAGATAAAAGACGTTGGATGTATGCTAAGTTTGATATGTCTAAAGTTGATTATTATGATGTTTCTGTTCCTGTGTGGTTAGCAGATACTAATCAGAAATATCCTAGTCTTAAATGGTCTAGTTTACATTTCTTAGGAATCGAGCAGTTACATTTTGATGAAGTAATTGAAAATGCTGGTTCATTCTTTTACCTAAACCCATCTGAAAATCAAGATACAGTATTTTATGCTGCCGCTGATGCGTTGTGTACATTTTTACTTGCAACTGCTACAGTTAAGTATTTTACAGAGGCTAAACATTCTGCTAAATTCGATAATCTGATGTTATATCCTTTATTACATTATGAGAATGAGAGGATTTGGTTGGATGGTGATGTACTTAAAAATCTTTACATTATAGCCACAGATAGGGTAGATAAGATGGAGAGAGATGTGTATGCTATGATAGGTGGACAGATTAATTTGAATTCACCTGTACAAGTTGCACAAGCTTTTGAGAGGTTGGGAATTGATACTGGTGAGCGTACTTCTAAGGGTACTATGTCAGTTGGTATTAAAATATTGGAAGATTTACCTAAAGAGTATGTAGAAAAGTTCCCTGCTTTGAAGTCGTATATCAACTATAAGAAAACAGCTAAATTAATATCTTCATATATTAAACCTTTGTTGAAAGAGTATGAACGTAGGGGTTATTGTAGGTTCGCTTATAAAACTACTGAAGTACCAACTGGAAGGCTTGCTTGTGGTAAGGATGGGAAGAATTCTTTCTTTAGTCCCATTAACGCCCAGTCATTACCCAAGCCACATGTAAAGATGGAAGACGTATTTGACTTAGGTGATAGAAATTTATTCTCTAAAAAAGATAATATTATCATGGGTTATAAGTTTGTCTACTCATCTTATGATGAAGAGGGTAAACATATAGTACCTGATGACTCTACTTATATCGGTTGGGTAGAGGGTATGGATGATGATTTAAATATTCGTATGGCTATATCACCTAAGATGTTAGAAGATAGTGGAGATGATGAATTTTTATATACAAGTTTTGACTATGCCGCAGAAGAGTTACGTATTGCCGCTAATTTAAGCCGTGAGCCTAATTGGGTTGATGCTTTTGTTAATGGGGATGACATTCATAAGAGGTGTTATTCTTTAGATACTGAGTTTTTAACAAGAGATGGTTGGAAAACTTATGAGCATATTGGTATTGATACTGAGATTGCACAATATAATGAAGATACTAAAGAATTAGAGTTTGTTAAAGCTGGTCATGCATATTTCAATGAAACAGATACAATGTATCATTTTGTTGGTAATAATACTGATTTATTAGTTACTCCTAATCATCGTATGTATGATAAAGGTAGAGATAATTGGTATGTGAAACGAGCAGACGAATTATATAAAAAGAGGTATTATCATACCATTTGTAGTCCTATATCCAATAAAGTACTAAGGGATTCAGATATTGTTATTGATAGAGGTAACATTGATATTAAGTCTACATATCATAAAGATGGTTTTAGCATTTCTGTAGATGATTTTGTTGAGTTATTAGGGTATGTCATTACAGATGGTGGTACTTGTTTGCGTAGTTGTGGAACTAAGACAGTTTACTTTTCACAGTCAGAAGTTAAGGCAGATGTTTTAGCTAGAATGCAAGACTTAAATAGAAGACTTGGTGAACTCTTTAAAGAAGAGATTGATTACTGTAAAGGTAAAGAAACAACTATATGTGGAGGGGTATCTATTTTAAATGGGAATTTCCATCGATTTAGTTTAACAAGTTCAGCTTTGTTTGATGTAGTTGTTGAATATATTGGTGGGAACTTAAAGAAAGATAGGGTTCTTTCTAATAAGATGCTACAATTTAGTGATAGGTTACTAATTAAATTCTTAGATGCTATGTATGATGGTGATGGTTTACATGATAATAGGGAAGGGAGAGAAAACTCTAGGACTCTATTAGTGCAGTCTAAAAAGTTAGTTGAACAGTTACAATTAATTCTTATTAATATTGGGTACTCTACAAATATTAGAGATGTTTCTGATAGATATAGTACTAATTTATATAAGTTAAATTATGTTAAGGATAAGAGGGTTGTACGAGGTTCAAATAGAAAGACTGAGATTATCAAGTATGATAAACCAGTAAAGTCTGTGTGTTTTGCAGTTCCTAGTACGTTGCTATTTGTACGTAGAAATGGTAAGACATCAGTATGTGGTAATACTGCTGTAGCTATCTGGGGTGAGGAGCATTATAATAGGGATTATCGTAAGATGGCTAAATACGCCAACTTCTCTATCTTATATGGTGCTAGTTCTCATTCTTTGTATGCAGATAGCCGATATGGTTTTAAATCTTTACAAGAAGCTGAGGATTTCTACAATAAGTATAAGAAAGCATTACCGACTTTATTCCAGTGGCAAGATAGGTTAATCTATAGTGCTAGACGTAAAGGAATGTTACAGACATTCTTTGGTAGACCACGTAGGCTACGTTCTTATTATGAGAATAAACAGATAGGTTTTGCTAATCGTAGTGCTGGTAACACAAGTGTACAGGGTGTTGCTGGTGATATTCTTAAAATGGTAATGATTAAGTTATGGAAAGCATTATTTAATAATGAAGAATTCAAGAACGATGTTGCTTGGAGGGTTGCTATTCATGATGAAATTGGCTATACAATACGTGCTACTAAGTTAATGCGTGTTTTAAAGATTATTAAAGAAACACAATCTGTTAAGTTACCAGAGTGGCCAGTAGAAATTATTACTGACCCATCAGTTGGATGGTCTATGGGTAGAGTGTACGATTTTCATATGGTTGAGGATGATTCTGAGTTAGGGTATCATTTTGAGCCAGATTTAGCTTAGGAGATTAGCATGGAAGAGTTTATTTTTGATAGCTTAACATTTGATGATTTAGTTAAGTATGTTGATACATCAAAAGTATTTAATATTACTAAAGGTGAATTTAATCAAGTTAAAGTATACTTAGCAAGTTATGAAGATGAGAAGCTAGGTAGTGCTGTTGAGCGTTTAGATGTTGCTTATCACATTGGTAATAAATGGTCTTTGGTAGATATGGGTAAAGTTGAAGGCTTTAATGAAGTACCATTGAGTTGGTTATTATCAGATGTTGGTGATATTGATGATTGTTTAGTTATTTTACGTAGAATGTCTAATATGGTACTAGATAAGAATAATTCTAGTTTATCTACATATATTTATCATATTGTTGATGATGCTTATGAGTTTGTTACTTCTAATGCTTTAATGAATGGTAAATTAGCTAGATATGGTATTAGGTTAGATGGTTCTATTGATGATATTCTTGATATTATCAATAACAAAGTTGACAATGATTACGATAAGAATTCATTAATTTCTTTTATTAAGCGTGGTGTTGCTAATGAGTGATATGTTAGAGTTAGTTCAGTTAGGTAAGAATGTTCGATACATTAGGGTTAATGTACTAGAAACAACAATATCTGAATTCTCTAATTTAACTGGTATTAGTCGAGATGTAGTATGTAGGATTGAGGATTTAAGGATGGGCAAGGGTTCAAAGACTTGTCCATCGGTATCTACTATCTTAAAATTATGTAAATCTCTAAATATTGAGATTGGCGATATTATGGGTAATGATATCTCTTTAAATGAGGATGCTTTACTTAATTTAAAGGAGGTTATTTCTTGTGGCAATTAGTGTTGGTAGAACTTTAAATGAGTTAAAGCAGATGTCTTATGACTGTGGAATCAATATTCCTAGTAGAGAAGATGGTAAGTCTTTAAAGAAAGAAGATTACATCAAACCAATTAGAGAGCATAATCTTTCTATTAGATATGGTAGTGTTGGAAATACTCCCGAGCATTTAAAGCTAATGCTACAGTTAAAATCACCTATGTTGGCTGGTAGGATTGATTCTTTTAAAGAAGAACAGCAACAAGAGGTGTGGGATTCAGATAATTGGTCAATGGAACAGAAGTTAAATGGTGTTAGATGTTTTATTATTAACGATGGTACAGGTATTCACTTATATAGTAGACATAATAGTGATATTGACTTGCTCCCCATAGAGTTTACTGAAAAAGTTAAATTACCTAAAGATTTCTCATATGGTAGGTTAGATAGAACTTTTATTTTAGATTGTGAGTTGACATCAGATAACCCTAATATATGTACTGTGTTAGATGGTTATGGAGTAGATACAAGTTCTCAGTTACAAGCAGTTACATCTATCTTAGGTTCTAATACTGATAGGGCATTAGATATTCAAGATTTTAATGATTTAGACTTAGTGTTTAATGCATTTGATTGCATTTACTGTGATGATAAGTGGATAATGGATACTCCTTTGTATGAGCGTAGGGAATATTTATCATCAATTATTGATATGTTAGTTGGTGCTAACTTTAATGCTAGACCTGTTAAATACGTAGTGGATAATAAGAAAGAGTTTTATAAGCATTTAATTAGTCTAGGGTTAGAGGGTACAGTTGCTAAACGATTAGATGGTGTGTATGTACCTGATACAACTAGGAATTTTAAAGGTTGGGTTAAGTGTAAGAGGTCTTTATCAGATTCACTGAGTGCATTTAATTCTCAATCGTCTTTAAGTGCTTTTGATACATTAGATGATGTAAGTGGCGATATAACTTTTTCATTTGGTGATACTATTGATGCTTTTATTACAGGCTATGAGTTGGGTAATAAGGGTTCTTCGTTTGAGAACATGATAGGTTCTATCTGTGTTTCTGTGTATGTTGAAAAAGAAGATGGTACACAGGAAGTTAGAGAGATTGGTAAGTTCAGTGGTTTCAATCTTGATATGCGTAAGAATATGGGAACTGTTGTAAATGGTAAGACAGTACTTAAACCGGAATACTATGGTAAAGTTGTAGAGATTGATGGGCAACAAATTACTAAAAATGGTAGGTTCGCACATTGTGTATTTATCGGATTTAGATATGATAAATTAAAGGATGCTTGTATTCTTAAAGAAGAGTTCTTAAAATCACAACTACTATAATTTTTACTTTACTTTAAGTAAAGATAGTGTTAAAATTTTATTATCTAATGTTTTGAGGTGCATTGTATGGATTACAATAGATTAGATATGAATGTGTTCATAGAAAAACTCTTAGAACATGTAGAGATGTGTCCTTGTCTTTTAATAGGTAAGTATGTTACTGAGTTTAAAAAGGTATACAAAGATACAATAGAACGTGTGTATACACTAGATGATGTAAGGAATTTAATAGATTCATACGATGGCATTTCTAATGTAAATAGTAAGTTCTTGGTATTAGATGGTATTGGTTTTTTATCTCATGTAGGTCAAAACTCACTATTAAAGTTCATTGAGGAGTCTAAGTTGCCAATCATCATTTTATCTTATGGTGATAAAATCTCACCAATTATCATGTCTAGAATGAAGATAATTGTTAAAAGGTGGGATGTCGTAAAGAATTTAAACTTCTCTAGTGTAGCTGATACAATAGCATACATTAATGAGAAAAATTCAACACGAGAGGATAAGATGAGTGAGTTTGATGAGGTACAGATTATGGCTAATATGTGTCCTAGTCTATACTCAATCAAACAGCAAGCCGGTGATAAGTATGGGTATACTAATAGTAGATTAATAAATCTAATGGTTGGTACTAAGAATAGGTGATTCTGTGGGCGATTACAGTTTAATCAACAAAGTAGTAAAGGTTGAAGATAGTAAAGAGGGAATAAACTATTTAGATTTAGTTTGTTTTATGTACCCTAACTATGAATTACGTACAGAGTTTAATATCTTAGATGGGAATACTGATATTATATTTGTTGGTAAAGTTAATTCTAGTGTTGTAAAGTCATTAAGAGAAAACACTAGAAACTTTATAGCAATTAATAATATAGGTATTCAAGATATTGACATGACTATTAGAGATATAGCTATTAAGGTTCTCTATGATAGATTTAATAAAGAGCCTAGTGATAAGACGCATACAATGTTAACTTCTATGACAGAATATGATTTCGTTAAGTACTTTAAATCTTTTTGGGTATTAGGTAGGTCTAAGATTGATTCTGTTGACATATCTTTATGGGATTTATATTGTGTATTAGGTAAGTCTAGACACGATATACTTAAAATATATTTAGAGTTACGTGAGGTGTATTCTGACAGTATGATATTTGGTGGTGTACTATCTTTTTTAGAAAAGTCTAGGAACTTAGAAGATGTTGTTACTAATAGTGGTAAGTATCTTAGGTTGCTAGTTGATTTCAATAAATCATATGATAAAATGATTGTACCTATTATTCAGAAAGTTTACACGATGGAGTGTAGAAGTGATTCTGATAGAGAGTATCGTACTTTGTGGTTGTTAATGCAGTTAGGTAAAGGAAACATGTTATAATGTCTATACTTGAAATTGAATTAGAAATGAATAAGGTTGCTAAGGATTTACAAGATAGAATTTATCAAGTATATGATACATATTTGGTAGAGAATAGAAAAATCATAGACCTACCTACTTATGAGGCTTTATATCGGAGTCCTAAACTACAGTATGAGGTTTCAGAAAGATTGATACGTACTATAGATGTATTAAATGATTTAAAGTTACGTATTAGTGTTGTTAATAAGAATTTATCAGAGATGAAAAATTTACAGGTGACAACAAAATCAGATTATCAGTTAGTAGCCAATCTTAAATCTAAGGTAAGTAGGTACTATGATGAGTTTACTGAGCATAAGTTTCAGATTTCTGATTTAATTAAAAATGCTAATAACAAACTTAATACTATTAATGCTGTTAGGTTTGTTAATGAATAGATTATTGTATTATGAGATGAAAGGAGATTTATGGGAGAAGATGCTTTTAAAGACAGATTAGTTCATGAATTTAAAGAATACTTTCCTAATGATAGTTCGCTACAAAACTTTTGTACGTTAATTATCACTATGAAAGATAATCCTGATTACGCTTTATCTGATGTAGATAGGGACGTTCTAAGGAACTCTATTAAGGACTTATCTGTTTTCACCTCATTAGGCATCTATACTAAGGTTCTTGGTAAGATGAGTAATGATGTTAAAAAGCAGTTAGATGTAACTACAAGAAAGAGGGGTAGTAAAGTTTTAGGTAGCAATACTACTTCTAATAATGTAACAGCTACTGTGTATGAATCTAATAGGTTTGATTTAGGTTTTGAGATAGAGCCAGTTAAGGTTTCGCATACTCAGAATATTCAAAATCAAAACAGACCTGTTGGTGTTAAGGAGTATTCTAGTAAATCTAATACGTTTACATTAGATGGTGTTGATTTGTCAACAGCAAAAGATATTCCAACTACTACATATGAGACATATTCTGATTATGATACATATGATGATGTGCCTACTGTTAATGTAGATGATTTAGATTATTAATTTTGGTAGTTAGCATATTGCTATTACAATATATTTTAGTTTCCAATAAGGAGGTGTAGTTATGTAGATAAAATTATTGACAGAACTATAATAAACAGATAAAGGAAGATGCTAATATTGTTAAAGAGTTTTAAGACTGAAATCAATCCGACAGCAGAACAAATTATAAAAATCAATAAAACTATTGATGTATGTAGGTTTATTTATAATTTTTACATTGCTCATAATAAAGAACTTTATGAGAGTGGTGAAAAGTTCATGTCTGGTAGACATTTCAATGTTTGGCTTAATAATGAATATCTCCCTAGTAATCCAGATAAAATGTGGATTAAAGATGTTTATACAAAGGCTGTTGCTAAGTCTATGGATAATGCATGTGTAGCCTTTACTAGGTTTTTCATGCATAAGAGTAAATTCCCTAGATTTAAGAAGAAAAATAAGTCTGATGTTAAGATGTATTTTGTTAAAAATAATAAGACTGACTGTTTAAGTGAACGACATAGAGTAAAAGTTCCTACATTAGGTTGGGTTCGCTTAAAAGAAAAAGGTTACATTCCAACATCTAAAAATGGTTTTGTTATTAGAAGTGGGACTATTTCATGTAAAGCTGGTAGATATTACATATCAGTTTTAGTTGACATACAAAGACAAGATACTGAGATAAGTAATGATTTTGGTATTGGTATAGACTTGGGTTTGAAGAGTCTAGCTATATGTTCTAATGGTTCCGTTTTTCATAATATAAACAAAACGAATCGTATAAGAAAGATATCTAAGAAGTTAGTGAGAGAACAAAGAAAGTTATCTCATAAGGTTATTTCGATAAAGAAAGGAGAGTCTACTCAAAAGAATTTTGTAAAACAAAGGTTAGAGGTACAGAAGCTTTATCAAAGACTAGATAATATCAGAACAGATTATATTAATAAAACAATACATAGTATAGTGAAAGCCAAGCCGTATTATATTGTTATTGAAGATTTAAATGTGTCTGGTATGATGAAAAATAGACATCTTTCTAAGGCTGTAGCACAACAAAAGTTCTTTGAATTTAGAACTAAATTGATTAGTAAATGCAAAGAAAATGGTATTGAATTAAGAGTTGTAGACAGGTTCTATCCTAGTTCTAAGACATGTCATAAATGTGGTCATATTAAGAAAGATTTAAAATTATCAGACAGAACATATAGGTGTTCAGAGTGTGGCTATGTAGAAGATAGAGATATAAATGCAAGTCTTAATTTAAGAGATGCTAAAACTTATACAGTTGTACATTAAACATGATTGTATAAGATGTACCAATGGCTAGTTGGGAATTTACGACTGTGGAGTATAGAAGAACTTGTGAGTAGTATATTTAATTCCATTAAATTATGAAAGCATATACGTTGAAGCAGTAAGTAAAAATCGTGAGGTTTTACAAATCTCGTTATAGATGTATATCTATAATTTGAGTAGCAGAATTATTATGTCTGAGATTGAAAATTTTGATGCTATGTTTAATGGTTCTAATGAATCTACACCTGTTACTGAAGCAAAAACAGAGAATGTTACAAATGAGGTAGCAACTGCTACAACTACAAGTGTAGCATCTCCTGATAGCTTTGTAATTAGCATTGAGAGTGCAGGTTCTAGTTTGTTAAGCGATTTGGGAATTAAGCCTATTTCTTTTGGTGATAGGATTCAACGTGTTCCTATCGAAAAGTATAAAGCTAAACAAGGTAATATTGATAGAATTTCTATTATTTCTGAGCAAGTATTACCTATTAAGTATCATTATATCGATGGTAAAGGTTCATACTTGTGTACAGGTGGTAAATGTTGTCAATTAATGGGTGACCCTGCTGTTCGGTACTTAGTACCTATTTGTGTGTATGATACAACTAAGAATGGTGACCCTGCATCTAGCAATATTGAGTTAAAAGTATTGTCTATGGGTAATGAGTTATATCAAAATATTGGTATGATTGCTAATGCTGGCAATGTGCGTAGTTTGGGTGGTATCACTCATGTTGATATTACTGTTAATTGTACAGACGAAAAATATCAAAAATTATCACTTATCCCTATTGGTGAGGCTATGTGGAGAAAATCTGCTAAGGCTGTTGAGTTTTTGAATAATAAATGGCAAGAGTCTGCAAGTGAAGCCTATAGGGCATTAGCACGTAGTGTTGATGAAGCTACATTTGTTAAATTATATGATGAGGCTAATTTTGGTGTAAAACCAGAAGAAAATCAAGGTTTTGGTGGAAGTGAAAGCAACTTCAATTCCTTTGGTGGTGCATCAACTAGCAACTTTGATGAATTCTTCAAATAATAAAAATAGTTAATAGTTTAAAGTTGAAAGGATAGAGATACTAGCATAACAAAACATTATATGATAGTATCTCTATTTTTATGATATATGGTTATTTTAGCTATAGACCCTAGCTTTAAGGCTTTATCTTTTAGTCTATATGATAGTGATACAAAAAAGGTTTACATAGACACTGTTTCATATCCTTTGGGGACTTCTATTGGGTTTGAGAAGATATTTGATGCTGTTCATGTTCAGTGGTATCAGTTGCATAACAAAATAGATGATTACATACAAAAAAATAACATATCTATTGATGTTGTTATTTCTGAAATACCACCACCTGTGGGCAACTTTTCAGCTGGTTTGTATGCATTAGATTATACCATCTTAAATAGTTTATTTGAGAAGTATACAACAATAAAGGATTTATTTATATTGTCGCCGTCTTTCTTGACTAAGGTTCATGGTAGACGTGGGTATAAGAAGAGTGAGAGTACTGCTTTAGTTAAATATTTTATCGATGAGGTATTATCTGATAGTTTCGATGTGTATATACCTGATAGTGTTTCTGCTAAAGGGAGAGTATCAAAAGGTAGACTAAATAACGATAAAGCAGAGTCTTTTATATTTTTATTACGTTTAATGGTTAGACTTAATATTAATGGTTTAGCTAGTAAGATAAAGAGTGAGGTAGAGGGATTATCTCATGAGGGTGAAAAGTTATTAAGGAGTAGGTAATGGCAAAAAAAGAAAAGTCATCCGTTGATGATTTCGCAAAAAGCATTAAGAAGTTGTCTAGTGAGTATCATTCATTAGATGCTCCTGAGTTTGTTAAAAGTGGTTCAGTTGTACTAGATTCTATATTGGGTGGTGGTATTCCGCGTGGTGTATTTATCTTGTTATCATCTGATAGTGGTTTAGGTAAATCTACAGGTGCTTTACATGTTAGTAAGGCATATTGTATTCAAAATAAAAGGGTTTTGTATTTAGATTTCGAGAGTGGTGTTAATTTAGCACAGCTTAATTCTATGGGGTTATCTAGGTTTAGGTATGACCCTAATACAAACCCAGATGGTAATTTCTTCTTATTCCAAATTCAAACATTTAGAGAAGCTGATAAGATTTTGGATGAGTTGGTTGAGAATGTTGATTTAGTTGTTATAGATTCTGCTACAGCTATTCTAACTGAAAAGGTAAAAGAATCTTCGTCTGAAGATGTGCTACCAGGCATTGATAGTAGGGTTATGGCTACATTCTTAAAAAGACATAAGTCTACAAGTACACGCGCTGGAACTTCATGGATTATCGTAAATCAATTACGTACTAAGATTGCTATGGGTTATGGTCAACAAACTGCTGAGGTTGAGGCTGGTGGTAAAGCACTCAAATTCTACCCTGACATTCGCTTAACAATGAAGAAAGCTTATAAAGGTACATTAGAGCGTACAGAACAGACAGCTGTAGGTGAGCAAAAAGTTCCTTTTGGTGCTATTTGTGAGATTAAAGCTGTTAAGAATCGATACGAACGTCCAGAAATTCCTCTTAAATTAGCTATTATCTTTGGTAAAGGTATTTCTAATGAGTATGCATATTATGACTTCTTAGAGCAACGTGGTAAGATTGTTAAAGCTGGTGCGTGGTATACAATTAAGTTGGGTGATTCTCCTAAAGTACAAGGTATGAATGGTGTTATTGATTGGATTAACACTAATCGAAGTCTTGTTAAAGATTTCATTGAGTCTGAGGGTGGTTATCGTTTATTGTTAAATGAAGCTAGTACTGTAGACTTAATTGATGAATCTTATGATGAAGAGGTTTTTGATGGCACAGAGGTATTTGACGAACCTACTGAGGATGATGGTGAAGAGTAATGTCAGATAAAATAACTGTAGATATTAAAGACTTTCAATCTCTTAAAAAAGCATATATAGAGTTAACTCCTGGTATTACAGTTATCACTGGTGCTACGAATAATGGTAAAAGTGCTATTATTCGTGCCATCGATTCTGCACTTTTTAATCTTGGTGATGATGCTATGGTTAGAGGTGGTCAGAGATATTATGGTGTTAAAATATCTAATGATATTCATACAATGCTTATGGCTAGGGATAATGTAGGGAAGAATGAGAAAACTGCCTATCAGTTTGATGATGGGACTGTTCAAAAGAAAGTTGGTAGAGGTCAGTTAGAAGAGGTTTCACGTATGTTCAATATACGTGAGGTGAAGATGAATAATGGTACTAAGATGAAAATTAATTTTTGGTGTCAAAATGATAAGCCTTTCCTAATGGATAAGACAGCAGGTCAACTTTATGAGTTTTTATCATTGAGTTCTTGTGATAATTATGCTAGGGTATTAAAGTCTTTGGGTAGTGATGTTAGGTCAATTAATTCAGATATTAATACGTTAACTACAGAGATTAATACATACAAGTCATTAATTAATGATAAAAAAGACTTCATCTCTAAGAATGATGGGTTTGATTTAGTATATCAAGAGGCAATAGATGTTGACGCAATGGGCGATTTATTGTCAAATGTAGAAGGTTTATTAGATGATGTTGATATGTCAAACAATACTATCAAAAAGCTTGATAACTTAAAGTTAAATATTGATATAAAAATCTCATCTATTGATATTGATAGTGTTAGTGCTTTATATCAAGATATTATTTCTCTAGACTCTAAGGTATCTTCATTGTGTGAGTTGTTGGATTACATCGATAGTACTGGTGGTAAGATTTCACAACTAGATAGTGAGCATAAAGAGTTAAAATCCAATATTAGTACGAATGACACTTGCATAAAAGATTTCTCTAATATCATTAATGATGCTGAGTGTTTACATGATAAGATTGATATTGTATCTAATGCTTTGGTTGATGTTGAAGAAAATATTAAGTCTAAGGATATAATCGATACTAGATTAAGTTCCATTAATGGTGATTTGTGTACTTCTATCGATGATATTTCTAGAGAAGTAAATATATTAGATGATAACTTTAGTCAGTTAATGGTCATTGAGGGTTGCTTAAAAGAGTTAGATAGTAGTAAGGAAGTGTTGGATTCCTATGCATCTAAGGTTGAAGATGTAAAAAGTAAACTATCTGAAAGTGATATCGAGTTTGAGCAGTTGAAGAAAGATATAGGATATTGTCCTTATTGTAGGAGGGAGTTTGTATAAATGGCTACAATCGAAGAGGTAAAAGCTAAGTTTAGTAGTGTTGAGAAGATTAATCAATCACTTAAAGATGAGTTAATTCGTACTGAGGAACAGTTGAAATCAGCTAAAGATTCATATGATAAGGCTGTTAGTAAGTTATTTGAGTTAACAGATAAAGATACAATAGAGGATGCTAGGGTATATATTTCACAGCTTAGAGAAGAGTACGAAAATAAATTAAATGATTTAAATAACAAATTATCAGAATACTTAGATAAAGATGGTGAATAGTATGGTTGATACTTCTATTATTCGTAGGGTTATCGAGCATAAAGCAATGATAGATAGTGCTAAGAAAGATATAGCTAATATGTCTTATGCAATTAGCACTAAATCTGATTCACTTAAAGAGTTAAATAATCTGAAGAATATAAGTGAGTTTTCCTTTAACTATCTAGATGTGTTAGTTAAGGAAGAGTCTGGTAAATTCATTAAGCATTTAAATAATATATTAGATTTTGGTGTAAAATCTATATTCGATGATTGCAATTACTCTATTGAGATTAGGGTATCAGATAGTTCTAAGGCAACAATTCATTTAGTGTACGATGATGAGAATGGTGTTAAGTTAGAGCCTGATATTAAAAACTGTGGTGGTGGTATTCGTACTGTTGTTGGTTGTTTATCACAGATTGCATTTATAACACATTATAGGTTAGAGCCTGTGTTATTTATTGACGAGGGTTTAAGTCAATTATCTAGTCAGTATATCCCTAATTTTATGGAATTAATTAATCAGATGGCTGAGAAGAATGGCTTAAAGATTCTTTTAATAACACATGATGATAGGTTTACTTCATATGCTGTTAGGCATTACGAAGTTTCTAAAGGGAATACTAAGTTATTGAGAGGTGGTGAGTTGGGTGAGTGATATTCATTTAAAATTAGAATATGGTGAAAAGATTGCATTTATTTCTGATGTACATGTGGATAGTAAAATGCCTGACTCACGTGTTGATGATATCATTGTAACTCTTAAAGATAAGTTAGTTGATATTCTTAATAAATGTGTTAATGAGACTGTTAAATATGTATTCTTTGAGGGTGATGTTGTCAATAGGGTTCAATGTCCTTTTGAACCTATTACAATGTTAGCTGATATACTATTACAATTTAAACAAAAAGGGATGAGGTGTTTCTCTATCCTTGGTAATCATGATATTGTTAGAAATTCATTAGAAAACTTAGATAAGAGTCCTATTCAGATTTTATTTAAGTTAGGTGTCTTAGAGCATATCAACTTAGAGACTAGGGTTATATTTAATAATTCTGTGTTGTTAACAGCTGTTGATTACACAGAATATCCTATTAAAGCTGATAGTAGTTATACAGTCAATATATTATTAGCACATATGTTCTATGGTAAGAGTGGTTTTCTTTCTGATGAGAAACATAATCTAACTGATAATAATATACTAGATTTAGGGTATGACTTGGTTGTGTTAGGTCATGACCATGAAGACTATGAAGATGTAGTTGTAGGTTCAACTAAGATAGTTAGACATGGTTCTGTTCTTAGAGGTACATCTCATAACTATAATTTTACAAGAAAGCCTAATTTTGTAATTATTGATGACATAAATAAACCTAAAGAAGTCAGACGTATAGAGATTGCTCATAGGGATTATAAAGATGTAGCTAGTGAGTATATTTTAAATAAGAAAACATTTAGTAGTATTAATGCTCTACAGGATGTATTATCTAATCTAGCTGATAAGTTAGTTGATACAACTGAGACTGATTCAGATAGGATTTATAATATCATTATGAGTGACGAAGAGTTACCTAATGATTGTAGAGAGTTGTTACTAAAATATATCAATGAGGTTTAGTTCTAAATGGCTTTTAAGTTAGAAAATCAGTACACGTATTTATTTGAGGATTTTCAAGTAAATAATGGGTATGATATATTCATGAGGTATCAAGATAAAAATACAACAGATGATGAACGTGAGTATTTAGAGTCTGTAGTTAAGGGTTGGATTCTTGATAATAATTATGAGGTTGCTAGGTTAACATATAGTGATGATTACATGTTGTATAACGTAAACTCACTGATGTCTTTAAATGTTTCTGATATTTATTCAGATTGTGAATTTGGTGTTAACAGTATAGGTGTTTCAGTACTACAAACTTTCTTCCCTGAGTTAGAGGGTGTTGATAAAGTTAAAGGTTGTTGTATGAGAGACTTTTGTAAAAGGTCTGAAAAGTCTTTTACAAGATATGTACGTAAGCTTTTGAAGTATGGTAAATCACCTAATGATATGCGGAGTATGTTTGCCTTTGTTGGTGCAGGATATTGCTCAAATTTCAGACCAGCAACAGCTAAAACCATATACGAGCTGTATGGTAAAGAAAACTCTAAGGTGTTGGATACATCAAGTGGTTTTGGTGGTAGATTGTTAGGTTTCTTTACAGCTAAAAACACAGATGAGTATGTAGGTATAGACCCTAACACAGCAGATAGTTGTAATAAATTTATTGAGTTTATGCAGATGCGTTTTGGGATTAATAAAAAAGCATATGTTAATAAGATAGGTTCAGAGGATTTCACGATAGAGAATTATCCTCAATATGAGAATTATTTTGATATAAGCTTTACATCACCACCATACTTTAATATAGAACGATATTCTGATGATATAACACAATCACATGTCAAATTTAACACATATGATTTATGGGTAGATGGATTTTATCGGAATACAATTTATAATAGTTGTAACTCACTAAAACTTGATGGTGTTTTTGCAGTCAATATTAGTTGGGTGGATAATATTAAAGATTATACAGAAGAATTTCTTAATGATTGTGGCTTTTATATCATTAAGGAAGATAAGTATCTTCTAAGAATTCACCCTAGAGAGAGTTCATATGGTAGTGATAAAATGTCTAAATATGAGCCAATATGGGTAGCAAAACATTATACAGAGTTATTAAAAGATGGTATGATAACACGAGAAAAAGCAGAAGAGTGTTATCAAAGAGTAAAATTCGGTAATAAGAGGGTATTATGAGTGTTTCAGTTAAGGTAAATAACATTACTAATAACTTCTATTCTGATGAATGGTATACAGAGATAGATACTGTTAAAAAGATGTATGATTTATTAGGTGTTGAGGGGGGGGGCAACAGTTCTATGTCCCTTTGACACTGATAAATCATTGTACGTTCAGTATGGTATAGAATGTGGTTATAATGTAATTTATAATATAAGAGATTTTCTTGATAGGGATGTAACATATGAGTTTGATTTTGTGATTACAAATCCACCTTTCAGTATTAAAGATGATGTTATTGAAAGATGTTTAGAGTATGGTAAACCTAGTATGTTGGTATTACCTATGGATTCTTTGGGTGGTGTAAAAAGACATTCATTGTTTAAATCCTTTAAGTCATTTCCAAAAGTATACATTCCTACAAGACGAGTTAATTATGTTGATGTTAATGGTATTAAACGTAATGGTGCATGTTTTCATTCCATTTATATGCATTTTAATCACTTTAGTTCAAGTTCAATTATGTTGGAGTGTGAAGAAGATAGTCATTAAAGTAAATAAATAATAACATTCATTTATTATTTGTATATATACCTTTAGGTGATATATTTTCATAATCAGTTTTAGTAATTTCTAGAGGTTATTAACTATGGATAGAGAAATGAATAGGTTGTTGGGTTTCTTGGGTACTAATGTTGATAGTAATGTTGGTCTTGATTGGACTTGGACAGAACTAGTTAAACATGCGGAACAAGGTGATAAATTCTCTTTGTATCGTTTAACTCAATTAGCACGTCATTCTGAGCAACCTGAGGTCAAAAAATATGCGACTGAAGCCGTTGAACGTATTGAAAAAATCGTTGAGGAAGCCGCTAAACTAGAAGCTAGTCAAGTTACTACTAAAAGTGGTATCTACTTATCTAGCGAAGAACATTAAGATTCTTCTATTTGAGGTGTAGTGTTTTACTACACCTCTTTTTAGTTGTAATATTTTGTAGTGGTATGTTATAATCACTTTGAGGTGGTGATTATATGAATATTTACATTTGTGATGTTCCTTTTGATAGGGATACTTTTATTAATGTTTCCTTAGATAAGGTCTATGAATATTATGATAAGATAGAAGACGCAGATGCTAGGTCTAAGAGATATAATGATATTAGTAATGAGATAGATTGTATCAATCAAGAGATATGTGTGTTGAAAGAAAAGGTTTTTGAATTAGAAAAAGAAAAGTATCGATTATTTGGTGATAATTCTTCATTTTTAGTTGATAATTTTTGTAATATTTTGTAAATTAATGTTGACATAGTTTAGTAGTGGTGGTATATTATGTGTAACAGTAAAGACGATATGAAATTTACTGCAACATTCTCAGATGACGATAAAGGTAAAGATTTTAAAGTCGGATTAGAGAATGTTATCTCAACAGATGGTGTAAGTACTTCTGTTGAGTATGATGTCTTAAAAAAAGATGTAGAGGCTAAAATGGATTCAGAGATTGGTTCTTTTAGTTACTCTACGGATAAAAAAACAAATATCAAGATAGAAATACCTACAAAAGGTTAATTAGTATTAAAAGGAGATTATATTATGGAAGAGAAACAGTTATTAGAAAAAGTTAAGAGATATAAAAATTTAAAAAATAAAATCTCTATTCTTGAAGCGGAGGCTAAAGAGTTAAATAAAGAACTTAAAGATTCTTTACGTGAGAGTGGTAAAGAAGAGTTCATTATTGGCAGTTATGTTGTTAAGTTACAATCTATCTCTAAAGATAGATTTAATTCAAAACAATTCAAGGATGAAAACTCTTTCTTGTATTCTAAATATGTGTCTACTGTAAATGAAGAGCGATTACAGGTTACTGGTGGGGATATTTTGTAAATTAAGCACTTTACAAAACTTAATTTATAATATATAATAACATATGTAATTGTGGTACGAGACATAATTACTTTTAAGCTAGGGTGTACTTTATACTATCACATTGTACACGTACAGGATAAACTTATTTTAGGTTTGTAGTTACCTTGATTTCACTAGCTATTCAGAAAACTACTATGCATGGTTCTATTGGTTAGGCAATTTAGAAGTTCAATTCTTCTTAGAACCACAATTAAAGTTCACTCTCATGATGTGTAGATTGCGATATACTAGTGAGATATGGTCGGTGTTGACTTATCATCGAAAACAGCTGAAACACTGCAGGGTTTGTGGCTATAATGTCTTAGTTTTCATATGTCCTCATTATGGGTTCGACTCCCATATCGCCGGCATAGAGCTGGCGATGGATGACGTGCGTTCGCAAAACGCATAGTAGTGTGTTGTCATCGTGAGGACGAATTCTAATATTTTTTATGGAAAGGTGTCCGAGTGGTTTATGGTGACGGTCTTGAAAACCGTTGCACAGAGATGTGCCGTAGGTTCGAATCCTATCCTTTCCGCCATAGGTCTTTAGTGTAGTGGCAACACGCTAGGCTCCAAACCTAGAAACAAGAGTTCGATTCTTTTAAGACCTGCCAACTTATATATGGAGAGATGGTAGAGTGGCTTATTACACTTCCCTGCTAAGGAAGAGTGGAGATATACTTCCACCGTGGGTTCAAATCCCTCTCTCTCCGCCAATATGACTCTATAGCTCAGGTGGATAGAGCAATGGTTTCCTAAACCATGTGTCGGCAGTTCGAGTCTGTCTAGGGTCAGGGTTACTAGATAATTTACCTTGACGTGGTGTAACCTCTTTAAACTAAAGAATTATCAGTCAATATAATATTTTTATTAATACAACTTATTCCGATGTAGTCCAATAGGTAGAGACGGCTGACTGTTAATCAGTGTGTTGTAGGTTCGAGTCCTACCATCGGAGCCATATGAACTCTTAGCTCAGGGGTAGAGCGGTCGGCTCATAACCGACTGGTCGTTGGTTCAATCCCAACAGGGTTCACCAAATTAAGTTTTGCATACTTCTTCAAAAAGTATGCGTACATGCCTGTATGGTGAAATTGGCAAACACGGCAGACTTAGAATCTGTTGAGGTAACACTCTTGTAGGTTCAACTCCTACTGCAGGCACCATTTATACATTATGTTATTAATAAAGAGGATACTAAAGATGGAAAGAATTACAATTTTTAAGGGGTTTACTATTCCAGTTATTATTAAGGTTGATGAAAAGCAACAAGTAATTACAGCATATAATACTAATTGTGAGTATCTAGCCGAAAATGCTTTTTATAAACTAATGCAAGGAAAATCTCAGATTGTTTATTTTGATTTCAAACCTAAGTTCTTTGATAATTTGAGATTAAAGAGTACATATAAAGCTAAAGCACGTTGTCATGATGGTGATGTGTTTGATGTTAATGTTGGTAAGGAAATTGCGAAAGAGAAATTAGCTAATAAGCTAAGAAATTCCATTAAAAAGCGTATCGATGCAATTTTATTGCAACAGGCTATGTTGCAGAATGGTGTTGTATCTAGCAATGGTTATAAAGAATTGCAGTAAAATATTATAAATGTGTAGAGTGTATGTAGAGATATGTACACTCTTTTTTATATAGATAGGATGGGGAGTTATATATGATGTGTTTGGTGATTGCAAGAGATAGAAATGTAAAGTTAGATAGTAAGTATACAATTAAAGATGCTATTGAGCAGGTAGAGATGTTAGGTAACAAGATGAATTTAAAAGGTACATTGCGTTACTATGGTTTGTCTTATGTTGAAGATAGGTCTTTCTTTTCTAAATATAAAGATGATTTTAATTTAAAAGATATGAGGTCTTTATATAATCTAACTTTGGGTGAGTTGTGTAATTATAAGGATAGGTTAATCTATTCAGAATAGGGGTTCTATGATTCAAGTTGGTGATAGGGTAGAGCATAATACATTTGTATCTTTCATTGGTGAGGTTGTTGAGATTAGACCTTATAAAGATGAAACAAGTGTAGCTGTTAGAAATGATGAGGGCAATATTTTTTGGGACGATATCACTACATGGGATTTAATACCTGACACAGTTATACACTATGGTAAAATTGACGATGATTTTGATGGTGAGACTATTGACGTAGAAGCTATTATCGACTTAGGTAGTCTAGAGGGTTAAATAGTTAATTATATATACTCTTAGCGAACATACGATATAAGAAATTATATTTTAATATATTATTAAGGTACAAAGGGGAAGTAACATATATGAGTGATGTTATCTCAGATGTTACTAACAATATAACGAATACAGCTAAGATTGTAGGGTATGTGGTTAGTAGTCCAGAAATTCATCATAGTACACATGGTGAAGATTTCTATGAGTTCTCAGTGAGAGTTCCTAGATTAAATAGTAGTGCATCAGATACTATTAGAGTTGAAATTTCTGATAGGGTATATGATGTTAATAAGATAGATAAAGATGCTATTGTTTCTATTGAAGGGCAGTTTAGGTCATTCAATGAACATAATAGCGAAACAGGTAAAATCTCTTTACGTTTATTCTTATTCACTAAGGATATTGAGATTTTAGATTCTGTAGAAGAGTTTACAAATAAAATTACTTTAAGAGGCTTTATTTGTAAAGATGTAGTACATCGTAGGACTCCTGGTGGTAGGGAGATTTCAGATGTTATATTATCAGTAAATAGATTGTATAGTAAGTCTGATTACATTCCTTGTGTTGTATGGGGAAGAAATTCTAAATACGTTTATAAGATGGATGTTGGTACTGAGGTTGAGTTTGTAGGTAGAATTCAATCAAGGGTATACACTAAGAAATTTAACGATGGTTCTACACTAGAGCGTGAGGTATATGAGGTTTCAGTATCTGACGTTACTAAGATTAGTGATTAGTTGAGGGGTAATATTTATGGGTAGCATATTATCAGATGCTGTTGACTATAGCAGTAAAGTAATGCTAATACGTGGGTATGCTTCATATTATACTGATGATGATTTAGTTAAAATTTTCAAAGTAGATTCCTTATATGAGATATTAAAGAATAATACATATGAAGAGATACGTACAAAGTTATCAACCACTTTAACTAATACTAGAGAGGGTATATTTGATATCGGTGATGTTGTTACTATAAAGAAGCCCATTAAATTTGATGGTTCATATAAGACTGTTAAGGGTGTTATTATTGGTAAGCATGTAAGGTATCGAGATGAAAATCTAAAAGATTACTACACTGAGTTTGATATCATAGTTCAAAGTAATATCTATAGTGATGGTTATAGCTATACTATCTATAGGGAAACGGAAGAGTATTTACGCTTAGAGAGTAAAGATATCGTAAATAAACTATACTTGCAAGATACATTAAAACGAATTAGTAGGATTGATGTTGAAGTGTTAGTATAGTAGGGGTTGTTTCAGTGGATAATTCAAATTTAGGTAGTGGTTTATTAGTATCACCTTATGATAGTAGAGATTATAAGTTTAGGGATTTATTAAAGTTGGGTTCTGTAAATATCCCTTATGAGTATCAGAGTGAGGTATTCCCTTTTGTGTATAATCAAGGAAAATCTCAGATGTGTTGTGCATGTTCTTATAGTGCTGTTAGGTATTTACAAGAATCAGATAATAGTCAATCTTCTTTGACATTACCATTATCGCCAGCTTTTAATTATGGGTTACGTCCTGAAGAAGAGAACTTTGAGGGTATGTATTTACGTACATGTCTTAAAGGTGGTACTGATGTAGGTTCTATCTTGTATGATGATATGCCTGGTTTCTATACAACTAATGAAGCTTATAATAGGGTTAATAGTAATCTTGATTTGTATAGAAATAAAGCTGATGAGTTTAAGATAGATTCTTATTATGTATGTAGTTCTAGAAGAGAGATACAAATTGCTATTTTAACAACTAAGGCAGTCATTACTGGTATTCCTATTTTTGATAGCTTTTATGATGTAGGTTCTGATGGTTTTGTGCAATATGATACTACAAGAGATGTGGTAAATTATGGTGGTCACGCTGTTACTATCACTGGTTGGGGTTATATTAATAATAAATTCCATTGGAGGCTTTTAAATTCATGGGGTACTGAGTGGGGTGAAGGTGGTTATGCTTGGTTACCTGAGGAATATCCATGGATTGAAAATGCATATGTTATCGTTGATACAACAACAAAATTGAAGTTTAATGAATATATCAGTAAATTTTACTGTTAGAGTATGGGGGATGACATAATGAAGATTACATATAAACCATCTTTTGGAAGGATATTAGTTATTATTTTCTTGGTTTTAGCATTTATTTCTATGGTCTATTCGTTAGCTGTGGACACATATTTACATTATAAGATTCATTCTGGTGATTTAGAGTTATATAATATAGAATCAAAAGTAATTGATGGTGAGATATCTGCTAATGTGTTTGAGCGTATTGGTAGAATTGATGGATATGTGTTGTTATATGACACAAGAACGAATTTAGTGTATATTGGTGATGAAAAAGGGAATTTAACACCATATTATGCTAATAGCAGTGGTAAACTTGTAATGTATGATAAGTCTAGTAATAGGTTATTATACTAATATATAGAGGTTGAGTTAAGAACTTGACCTCTATTTTTATTTATTACTTTACAATTCTTTACAGTTATGGTAATATATAAGTGTACTCTTTAGTATTGATTTTGAGAGTATTGATATTTTAAAAGATGTGGAGGTACATCATGAAAAAAGAAGATTTACAACAAAAGATTAAAAGTTCTTTAAGTCTAGATGATATTCTAGCATTAGAAAATGGTCTTAGTATTGCTGAAAATGTAGTAGGTGATGAGATTTACATTTTCAGAAATGAAGTAGGAAATGGATATAGTATGATGTTCCGTACTAAAAAAGAGAATGAATTATACGTAGAGGATTTTGATGAAGATGGTAATCTAATCAATGTTCATTATGATATGATTAATGGTGAGGAGTAATAAAAATGGCTACACAAATGAATGATGAGTATACACGTGTAACAAAAGGAATGGTCTTTATTTATGACATTGATGAGGGTAAAGACAAAAAACAATTTAATACCACACGATTTAATCGTCCAGATTGCACTGAGTATGGTCGTAGACCTTGGGTAGTGGTTTCTGATAATAAATCTATTGATAAGATTTGTACGATTGCACCTATGTCTACAGGTCAATATGGTAAGGGGGATAAAATCAAAACTCATGTTGATTTAACTCTTAATGGTACTAATACGTGTATTATGTTAGAGCAGATGCGTTTTGTTAATACTCATGAACTAAAGGAATATGTCACTATTCTAGGTAATAGTACTATGCGATTGGTAGATGATGCAATAGCTTTTCATCTTGGATTAAATCTCTACAAACCAAATAAGGTAGTTTCTATGCCAGCTAGTAATAAGGCTTATGAAGTTATTAATGAGAAAAGTTCTGTAGAGGTTAAAGAGGTAACAAAATTAAATACAAAAAAGTCTGAAACAAGAGGACGTAGAACTAAATATGATAAAGATTCTTTAAAAGAGATTCTATCTGATTACAAAACTATGTCTGAGAAAGATTTCTCAGATAAGTATAATTGTAAAAATCATCAAGCGTATCTTTATAAGGGATACTATATTAAAAAACTGTATAAAACAAACTTTAAATAAGAAGTGAAAGATGATATAATAAGGACTAGGTATTCTAGTCCTTATTTTTATGTTTAGATTGAAGGTGATTGTCTTATGTGTAGTGAAGCTATAAAGACTGATATAGATTTATTATTAGAGGATTTAGGGAGTGCTGAAAATCTTAATCATGAATGTATTATCCTATATGATAATCATGTATGTAAGGTATTCAATAAGGATTATACTGTAAATGAAGATAATGTACTTCTATTTGATTCATTGTTAGATTGGAGAGAGACTGCTTTAAATACATATCAATTAAAAAGTTTACTTTCTTCTTTAGTGGGTACAGATACTAAAATGTTATTTACAGCGTATGATGGCTCTACACATGGTTATGTTACAAGTTATATGACTAATAAATATAGTGACTATGGTGTTAATGTTCGAGTTATAGCTATAGGTGATAAAACTAAGAATATAATAGGTAGAGAGAATCATGATATAGATGTAGAAGAGGGTAGGATGTATGAAGATAAGATAACTATAGATTTCAACAGAAAGCTGTAGAATAGATTGGTGTGTGGTGATTCTGATTACATACTGTACTAAATAAGAACATAATAATATTAATACTATATACACTAACAATACTATAAGGAATATAATCATCAATATAATTAATTTCTTCTAGCGAAGAAAAGAATTATATTTCAAGTAGGGATAGGTTAATATAATTAAGATATATTGATGGAAGTGAGATATAGGAAATAAAACACAGGAAGATATTGTAATTAATAGAGATTGATTAATAGAGATTGATTAATAGAGATTGATTAATAGAGATTGATTATAATAGGACTGATTAATATAGAGGCTGGTTGATATAGGGATATATGATATCAATGAGTTGAGTATATTAGATTGGATTATGTACATCAGAATAGTGGCACATAGAATATGAGAAAGATAATATGTGTGATGTAGGTAAGAGAGGGTAGAGTGTGAGAAATGAAAAAAAACACGCAAGAGAGTAACTGTATTAATAGGGTATGTTAGTAATATAGGTTAGAGGTGTCCTATAGATGCGAGGATAGGTATTCTATTGATAGAGATGGTAAGAGATGAAGTGACACTATTAAAAATAGTATTTAAGAAATAAGTAATATAAGGAGACCGATGCGAGGTCAGTTAGGGTGATTGAGTTATGGGGATTAAGGAACTGAGAGAAGAGATATTAAAGAGATATGGTAGATATTTATTTGGGATAGTAGATATCGATGTATGGTATGATAGGGTTGAGATAGTCAGTCGAGTAGAGATAAAGAAAGGTGGACGAATTAGTAGTCAAGAGGGTACGATAGTTGTATCTATTGATAGGGATGAGGTTGATACTAAAAAATGTAAAGAGTGTCTATCGGATATTAAAATAGGTTCTATAAACTATCTAAAAATAAGGGGTGATGAATTCAAGAAAGATAATAATGTTCGTGGTAGTGAGTATGGGTTAGCCAGTCGGTTATACTATATGGCAATAGATGATAGATATATGGTGGATAAGATACTAGATATCATGAGTAATATACATGGATTAAGGGAGTGTAAGGGTTTTAATGTAAATGTGCATAATCTACTATAGTGGTAGATATATAATCAAGAGGTATAGGTTATGAATAGTATGGGAAGATATGTATGGTTTAGATTAAAAGACATGATTTCAGTTAAGGTTAGTTCTAAAAGGTGTTCTAAAGAAGTTGAGTATTTCTATTGTGATAAGTGGTAAATGAGGATAATAGTTAATAACATTACATTTAACACAACTATACATAGGTAAACATAGGTAAACAAATGTAGACATAGATAAACAGATATATACAAAATCATTCTATAAATTGTAGTCATGTGTTATAATGTATACTATATATAGTAAGACCTAAATGGTAAGACCTAAATGGTAAGACCTAAATGGTAAGACCTAAATGGTAATAAAAGGGATTAGATTATGATTAAAATTATACTGATACTATAAAATAGTGTGGTTTTGATTATAGGAGGATTGTGTTGATAACAGAAGAGATAGTAGGTCAAAATGAGGTCTTAAAACGAGATGGACGAGTTGTAGTATTTGATAGTGGTAAAGTATTCAATGCTATGTTGAGTGCGTATAGTAGTTTACATGATAGCATTGATAGTGAGTATATTAATGTATGTAATGATGCTATTAATACTATATTAGATGAGTATGATGCACTTGATGATAATAGGATATTGGGTGTCGAAGATATTCAAGATATTGTAGAGAATACGTTATTAGATAGTAAGTATAATGATGTAGCTAAGGCATATATATTGTATCGAGAGAGTCGTACATTAAGTAGGGAGACTACAGTCGATAAGGTAGTTAGTGAGATATTAGAAGATAGTAATGATTATTGGTCTACAGAGAATAGCAATAAAGATTCTAAATTGCTAACTACACAACGTGATTATATGGCTGGTGCTATTAGTACAGATATCATGCGTAGGAAGATATTACCTAAGCATTTAGTAGAGGCACATGATAATGGTATCTTGCACGTACATGATATGGATTATATCTCAATGAAGATGTATAATTGCTGTTTGATTAATTTAGAGGACATGTTACAGAATGGGACTGTTATCTCTAATGTAAAGATAGATAAACCGCATAAATTTAGTACTGCGTGTAATATAGCTAGTCAGGTGATTGCACAAGTTGCCAGCAGTCAGTTTGGAGGACAATCTATTACATTAGGTCATTTATCGCCTTTTGTAGAGGAGACGAGAAAGACATTTAGGGATAAGTTTCCTAATGCTAGTGAAGAGTTGCTTAATGATATGGTTCGGAGTGATATTGAGGCTGGTATACAAACATTACAGTATCAAGTACTGACATTGATGACCACTAATGGTCAAGCACCATTTTTAACAGTATTTATGAATTTAACAGATGTTGAAGAGGGTAGTCAGCGTGAAGATTTAGCGATGTGTATTGAAGAGATGTTAAAACAACGTATACAGGGTGTAAAGAATACAGATGGTGTGTATATCTCTCCTGCATTTCCTAAGTTAATTTACGCATTAGATGAATGTAATATCACTAAAGATAGTCAGTATTTTTACTTAACTGAGTTGAGTGCTAAGTGCAGTGCTAAGAGGTTGGTACCAGATTATATCTCTACTAAAATTATCAAAAAACTTAAAGGTGGGGATGTATTTCCGCCGATGGGTTGTCGCTCATTTTTAAGTGTAGATACTGCTACAGAGAATTTAGCACGTGCTAAGAATTGGGATAGACATAAGTATCATAAATATTATGGTCGTATGAATTTAGGTGTGGTAACATTAAATCTAGTTGATGTAGCATTAAGTTCTAAAGGCGATATGGATAAGTTTTGGGAACTTATGGAAGAGCGTTCTGAGTTAGTACATGAGGCACAATTAATACGATACAATCGATTAAAAGGTACTAGGTCTGATGTAGCACCTATATTATGGCAACATGGTGCGATTGCACGATTAGACAAAGGTGAGGTTATAGATAGACTTTTACTTAGGGATTATGCCACTATTAGTTTTGGTTATGGTGGTTTGTGTGAGTGTTGCATAGCTATGTTGGGTAAGTCTAATAAGACTGAGGAAGGTCAACAGTTCTGTAAGGATGTATTGGACTTTATTAATAGGAAGTGTGAAGAATGGTCAGATTCTGATAATTTAGGGTTCTCACCGTATGGGACACCTATGGAGAGTTTGACATATCGTTTTGCTAAGACGTTGCGTAAGCGTTTTGGTGTGATTAAAGATGTAACAGACCATGATTATATTACAAATTCGTTCCATCTAAACGTGAGGGAGCAGGTAAGTGCATTTGATAAGATAGCTATTGAAAGTCAATTCCAGGAGTTGAGTTTAGGTGGTTCTATTATTTATACGGAAGTACCTAATATGCAAGATAATATAGAAGCTGTTATTCAGCTTATGCAGTATATGTATGAGCATAGTATGTATTCAGAGATAAACACTAAATCAGATTACTGTTCTTGTTGTGGTTTTGATGGTGAGATGGTAATCAAGGGTGAAGAGGGTTCATTGTATTGGGAATGTCCTAATTGTGGGAATACAGACCAATCAAAGATGAATGTTTGTCGTCGGGTTTGTGGATATTTAGGTACTAATTTCTTTAATCAAGGTCGTACAGCTGAGATTAAAGATAGGGTATTGCATTTAGATTAGATGATATAGGTTAATGTAGGTATGGGGAATAGTTTAGAAAGTAATATAGTAGACGTACTTAGAGAAGTTGCAAAAGATGTTCGTAGTATACGTAACAGTGGTGGTAGTGGTACAGCAGTTTCTTATGATGATGTTAAACATGCTTTGAATGTTAAAGGTTATTATTGTAAAGATACTACATTATCATCTGTTTTAGAGTGTTTAGTTAGTGGTATGTCTAATGTTAATTTAGATTTAACGTATGAGAGGTCAGTAGGTAAGGTTGTATTTACTTCGTCACCACATGCGATGTTTTCTCTTGATGATGTTAGATATACGATTGGTGAGGATGGGACATTTACATACAACATTCCTAGTGGTAAGAAAGTAGCTAAGGCTAAGTTGTATGGGTATACTGATACAGTTATCAAGGAATTTAATGTTGCATTGACTGAAGATGCGATTGATTTTAATGTATTATTACGTGATGGGTTTAAGATTAATAAAGATAACCAGTATATGTTGACAAACTTTAAGACTAAGGATAGTCCTAAGACGTATGTTATTACTAGTACGTCACCTGTAAATGGTGATAGCAATGCTTTCCTAGGTGGGATTATGTGGAAGTTGGGTGCATCTGCTACAGATAATATGAATATTATTATTGATGGTGATGCTAGTAATTATGTATCTTTGAATTATTTAAGATACAGTTTTATTAGATATAATGAGTTAAATCATAAGGTTAGGATATTTGTAAGACATACTACACAGGATAGTAGTAGAGGTACATATAATTCTCCTGATAGATATATTACAACAGATATAGGTACACCTAATAAGGGATTAGTGAGTGTGTATACTGAGAAATTAACTGAGTTTATTAAAAAGAATTATGGCATTGATTCTAGAGTTGTACAAAAGATGAGAGAAGTGTATGGTGTACTAGGTGATGATGTGTTGTGTGGCATTTATACGTTGGATGGTTCAGAAGCTTTGGTGTATAGACCATCAAAAGTTAAATTTGATTATGTGAGTATTGTTTAGTACTTGTAAAGTATTGTAAATTTTGGTATACTTTAGGTGTAGGTAAAGACTTATACCTAAAGTATACTTTTTTTATTTAAAGGATGGTCATTATGAAATCTAATAGTTATGAGAAAGACGTGTATATTCTATTTACTACTTCTGATTTGTTTAGTTCTCCTTTGTTGGGTGTGTATGCTACTAAAGAGGAAGCTGAGGCTGAGTACTTAGAAGTACAAGAAGAGTATTGTTTGGAAGATTATGAATTAAGTATTGAGCATAGTACATATACTTTTAAATTCAAAGAGGGTGTTTAATGTGGATGTAAAGGATTTAGATACACAAGAAGATAAAAAGTATAGTCATATCCATATTGCTGATGGTTTCAGAAACATAGATGCTAATATTTTACGTAGTATCTTTATTAAATATGATGAAGATTTTAAAAAGATGGCTAAAGAGGGTTAGTTCATGGATATCGATAAATATAGAGAGGACTTTAGAGCAAAGATAGATTCTTTGTATGTAGATGAGTTGATAGGTATTTTTGAAAATGTTTTAGATGGGTATGAAAAACCGATTCCTTTGATGGCTATACCTGTTGTAGTTCCTAGTCTTAGTACTAAACGTACATTTATATTGGTATTTAGACGATGTAATATGTATCGAAAGAGGGGTAAACTTAGTGAGATATGCAGGAATAAAAGAAAATGACATAGTTGATGGGGAAGGTGTATGCGTTTCCTTTTGGGTGCAAGGATGCGAACACTATTGTGTTGGTTGCCACAATCCCAGCACATGGGATATTAATGGTGGTTTAGAGTTACCTAATACATATATTGATGATATCATTAGTTTATTGTCAAAGAATGGAATACAGAGAAATTTAAGTATTTTAGGTGGGGAGCCTTGTTTAGGTAGTAATGTGAGTATTGTGTTACCACTTGTTAAAAAAGTTCATACAGAGGCAAAATTCTCAAAAATATACCTATGGAGTGGATTCACTTTTGAGGAATTGTTACAACGTGATAACACAAAAGAGTTATTACAGTATGTTGATGTACTAGTTGATGGTAGATTTGAGTTAGAGCATAGGGATATTACATTAAAGTTTAGGGGTTCACCTAATCAACGTGTGATAGATGTTCAAAAGTCTTTATCTGATGGTAAAGTTGTATTGTATTGTGATTAACATATAGTAGTTTTAATATATAGAAGGAGATTATATTATGACTGTTAAAATTCAAAAAGACTACAGAATTGGTGATTATGTAGGTACATTTGATTTAGTGTGTTCTGCTTGTGATGATTTTCTACAATCGTTGAATGGTGATATCGACTATAAACGTGTAAGTGATTTGCATGGTATGGTAGTTATTGCAACAAATAAAGATAGAGATAAAATTTCTTTTATTGTTAATGATGTTCGTTTTGACTATCGTGATGGTAGATTATACTTTAATGATTATATGGATGCATTGTATGAACGTCCATATATTCTACATTTAGTTATAGCTACGTTTAATGAGATGTTGTTACATAGCGACATAGAGATTAGCAATAAAAGTTGTATTCAGAATTGTGTAACAGCATTTTTAATGTTACAGGGTTGGTTTGAGGATAAACGTATTTCTGATTTAGAGTATGAAATTGAAGAAAGTGATAGACGACAAGCCGCACGTGAAAATGCTGAGTTTTGGGAAGAGTATTATTTCTTCAATCCCAATGACATTTAATAAGAGGTGTATATGGTAGGTTTAATTAATAAAATTTTGTATTATTTTGACATGATGTTAGTGAGTATCAATAGTACTGAGGGTAGTCTTGTTAAAATTGAAAATGATTTAGGTAAGACTAAGGAAGTAGCTACAAAGGTTGTACAAATTAGTTTAGCGATTAGTGAGATTGTAGTTCTTTTGTATAAGGTGTATGGTGTGTTCTTGAATACTTCTACAGTTATTCAAGGTGGTGCTTTGGGTGTGAGTGAGGAAAAGAATAATTCTTATAAAGCTATGAAAGATTTGCAAAAGAATGTTGATATTGAATTATTGCAAGCTGTGTTAGAGGATAGTACAACTGTACCAGATAGTTTCATTGATAAATTGCATGCTGATGTAGAGGCTTATAAAGATAAGTTAAATAGTCGAGTTGAAGCACGTAGTGATAATTAATTAATGGGAGATTAAATTATGCTATTATATTTTGCTTTAGATGATGAGGACACATGCTTTCACTCCTCTAAGATTTTTAACAATCTTGAAGATTTGTATAAAGAATTGATGGATTATCGCAACAATGTGCATTTTGTGTATAGCGTATCATTGTTTGTGTATGATACAGTTAGTAATAAAGAGTGTTCTATTGTCATTATTGCTAATGATATTACTTCTCTTTCATTTGACGTGTTAAAGTCATATGTTGACATTTTCACTACATATTATTATAAGGATGATATGGTTGTTACATCTATTAAGTGTGATATTGTTGGCGATGGATGTGGTAACTTTGGGTACGATTATGTAACAGTTGCATTTGATGATGGGACTGAGGTTAGATGGTAGTGTAAAATTAGTATTGTAAAGTAAGATTTTTTATAGAGGTAATGGGTTTAAATTAAGAGAGATTATAAAGATAAATTAAATAGTCGAATTGAAGCTAGAAGCGACAATTAGTATTTTTAAGAGGGATTAAATTATGCGTTACTATTATGCTTATGACTTATTAAGGGGATATAATTCTGCTAATACAGACAGTTTTGAAAATCTTGACGATTTGTTTGATGATTTAATACAGTTTCAAGATAGTAAAAAGTTATATTGTGTTACTTTTAAGGTCGTTGATGATGGTACTTTTTATGTAATTAGTTTAAATCTTTGTGGTAGGATTGATAAATCTAGACTTGGTATGGTTCAAGGTATCATTAATTATGTAGATACTTATAACTATTCTTATGGTTCTGATAGTAGAATAGAGTCTGTTTTATGTGATATAAGTGAGGGACTTGCTGTAGTTATTTCTAATTATAATGGAGTTCAGAAACATCGATTTTCTCCTTTGTTTTAATTGTACAATAAATTGTACGACTAAAACAAAAGAAAAGCAAGAGGAAGCTCTTGCTTTTCTTTTCTGTATCCTTAACGAGCACTGCTCGCAAAGCTTGTAAATTTCCTCTTATTTCCCTTCTTCTACAGACTCGGTAAGCTTTGCCACCTCCATATTCTTAGGCAAAATCGCACTTAAAATCAAAGCAACAACAAAAACTACCGCTACGACATTTTCCCCGAATACGGTCTGTACGATGCTGGGGAAGATGTGCCAGATGCTGCTCTCCGTGCTGGAGGTAAAGCCGATTCCTACTGCCAAGGAAAGAGAAGCGATGACGATATTTCTCTGGCTGAAGCCGCAGGAAGCAATCATCTGCATTCCGGAGACTACGATGCTTCCGAACATCATGATGGTGCATCCCCCTAAAACGCTCTGGGGAAGGGAAGCAAAGAAATGTCCTACAGGAGGCAGAAGTCCTGCCAAAAGCATAGCCACCGCACCGGTTGCAATGGTGAAACGGTTTACCACCTTGGTCATAGCGATAAGGCCTACGTTCTGGGAGAAGGAGGTTACGGGAGCACAGCCGAAAAGTCCGGAAATGCTGGATCCGAATCCGTCACAAGCCAGAGAACCGGAAATTTCCTTTTCGGTGATTTCTCTGTTTAAGCCGGAGGCTACCATGGCTGTGGTATCTCCGATGGTCTCTGCTGCGGAAACCAGGAAGATAATACAAACGGAAAGGATGGCTCCGATATTAAACTGTGGGGTAAAGGGGAAGAGTCTTGGTAAAGACACAAAGCCGTCAGAGAAAATCAGGCTTAAATCTACCTTGCCCATAAATATGGAAAGAATATATCCAACAATCAAGCCGGCCAATACGGAAAGCTGCTTCATATAGCCCTTTACGAAGATGCTCCAGCCGATGCAGGTAAGTAAAGTTACGGTGGCAATGATTAAGTTTTCTTTGGAACCGAAGTCATCTCCGTAGCCTCCGCCGAAGGAACGAGCACCTACGGTAAAAAGGGAGAAGCCGATGGCGGTTACTACGGTTGCGGCAACGATGGGAGTAATGATTCTCTTCCAATACTTTGCCAAAAGTCCTAAAACACCTTCAAAGCAACCGCCTACGATTACGGCACCGATGACGGTGGGGTAACCGAAGTTTGCGGCAATGGTGGATAGGATGGTCACAAAGGTAAAGCTTACACCCATTACGATAGGAAGCTTAGCGCCAATCTTCCAGACCGGATACAGCTGGATAAAGGTGGCGATACCTGCGGCAAACATCGCGTTTTGTAAGAGCATGGCGATTTCCTGCTGGGTAAGGGCGGGCTGAGCGGCTCCTGCGATAATAGTAATAGGGGCTAGGTTGGATACGAACATGGCTAAGACATGCTGTAAGCCGAAGGGGATGGCCTTTCCGATGGGCACTCTTCCGTCCAGCTTGTAAATGTTCTCCATGCGCGCTACTGACTTTTCTTGACTCATTTTTCCTCCTTCATTTGTTTGAAAAAGAAAAAAGATTCCTGAAATATCACCGGGGAATAGATATTTTCAATGGTTTGTGCCTAAGGAGCTTCCTGATTTGCTCCCAAGCAGCATTTTCCGATGTCGGACTGTAGAGCTTTCTTCCTTGAAAATGTAGCTATTCCTTTTTGTGATTTTTCATAGAAATCTTTCCTGTTTTTTCAAAAAGATAAAAAATCCTATAACAAGAATCTGGACTGTATTGTAACATCCTGTAAAGTGCTTGTCTATATTTTGACAATGCACCAAAAATTAGACAAGTTCACGGAAATTTCTAAAAATAAAGGAAAAACCTTGGAAATATTAAAATGGCATTTTGGCAAAAAATCCAGTAATATCAAGCTTGTAGGAAGATGCAAGGATAAGCTGTAATGGAAGGGATTTTTGCCAGTCAGTACAAAATTTTAGATTATCAAAAAAATTTTTTTGTTAAATTTATGACAGAAGCACCAAAAAAGCTTGGCAAAAACTGTGAATAGACTCCAGAAATGGGTGATTTTATACTTAGACAAAGCCATTCCGGAGGAAGAAGGCCTTGTATTTTCGTAATCAATGGATGCATTTGCAAACAGTCAGGAGGGTTTCCATGCGTGCAGTAGGGAAAGATAAGATTCGTGTTGATGCCTATGGAAAAGTCACAGGCGAAGCAAAGTATACTGCGGACTTAGAGCCGAAGAATATTTTGCACGGTAAGGTTTACCATTCCACCATCGGAAATGGTTTGGTAAAGAGCATTGATACCAGTGAGGCGGAGAAGGTACCGGGAGTCGTAAAGATTCTTACCTGCTTTGATGTGCCGGATATTCAATTCCCCACAGCAGGACACCCCTGGTCTGTAGAGAAAGCCCACCAGGATATCTGTGACAGAAAGCTTCTGAATCAGAGAGTCCGGATTTATGGAGATGATATTGCCTGCGTCATTGCGGAAAATGAAGTGGCCTGTGACCAGGCTCTTCGCCTTTTAAAGGTGGAGTACGAAGAATATCCTGTGATGACCACCGTGGAGGAGGCATTGGCGGAAGGAGCTCAGGCGCTTCACCCGGATCTTCGTAAGGACAATGTTATCGTTCATAGCCACATGACCATGGGAGAGAAGGATTATACCTTTGAGGAAGGTCTTAAGAAGGCCAAGGAAGAGTACGGAGAGGAAAACATCGTCACCCACGAGCAAGTGTATGATACGCCGAAGATTTCTCACTGCCATATCGAGCTTCCTGTATCCTTTGCCTATGTGGATGTCAATGATAAGATTACCATTGTCTGCTCCACCCAGATTCCCCATATCGTTCGTTTATATACCGCTATGGCGCTTGGGGTTCCTGCAGGAAGAGTTCGTATTATTAAACCCTATATCGGCGGCGGCTTCGGTAACAAGCAGGACGTATTGTATGAGCCGTTAAATGCTTACATGTCCATGCAGGTGGGAGGAAGACCGGTGCGCTTGGAGATTTCCCGTGAGGAAACCATTTACGGCACCAGAACCAGACATCAGATTACCGGACATACCAAGGCTGTGGTAACAAAGGACGGACAGATTCTTAGCAGAAAGATGGAAGCCTTTGCCAACAACGGAGGTTACGCTTCCCATGGCCACGCCATCTGTGCAAACTGCGGAAATGTCTTCAAAGAATTATATATTGATAAGATCGGTACAGAGGTAGACTGCTGGACTGTTTATACCAACGCGCCTACAGCAGGTGCTATGAGAGGATACGGTATTCCCCAGTCTGTATGGATTACCGAGTGCTTAATCGATGATTTAGCAAGAAAAATCGGAATGGATCCTCTGGAGATTCGTTTAAAGAACTGTATTCCTGCAGGATTTAAGGATCCGCACAATGGCATTACCTTCCACTCCTATGGATTAAAAGAGGCTATGTTAAAGGGGGCGGAGCTTGCCAAGTGGAAGGAGAAGAGAGCGGAGTACGATAAGCCTCAAAGCGGAGACAAGAGAAGAGGTATCGGTATGGCGATTTTCTGCTATAAGACCGGTGTTCATCCTATCGCTTTAGAGACTGCTGCGGCTCGTATGGTATTGAATCAGGACGGTTCCTGCCAGCTCTTTATGGGAGCTACGGAAATCGGACAGGGTGCGGATACCGTATTTACCCAGATGGCAGCAGAAGCCTCCGGTATTCGCTACGAGGAGGTCTATATCGGATCTACCCAGGATACAGACACCTCCCCCTTCGATACAGGAGCTTACGCTTCCCGCCAGACCTATGTTTCCGGTATGGCTTGTAAGAAGGTGGCAGAGGAGTTTAAGGATCGTATCTTAGACTATGCGGAATATATGTTAAACAATGCGGTACAGGATTTCTCCAAAACCGTATATGTTGAAGAGGTTAGCGCTGCGGCAAAGAAGATTCGAGAGCTTCTTTCCGTTTCCGAAGAGACAGAGATTTCCAAGGATTCCTTAGATTTGGTGGATTCTCAGATTGTGGAAAAGAAGAGCGGAAACCCATTACTTCCCCTTGCTATTTTGGCAGACACCGCGTTCTATTCTTTGGATAAGTCCGTGCATATTGCGGCGGAATGTACCAACCACTGTAAGAGCAATACCTTCTCCTCCGGTGTGTGCTATGCCGAGGTGGAAGTGGATATGCCCTTAGGTTTGGTGGAGATTTTACGAATCGTGGAAGTGCATGATTCCGGAATCATTATTAACCATGATACCGCAAGGGGTCAGGTTCACGGCGGAATGGCACAGAGCCTTGGCTTCGGTTTATCCGAGGATTTACTGGTAGATCCGAAGACCGGAAAGGTATTAAATGCCAACCTCTTAGACTTTAAGATTCCTACCGCTATGGACGTTCCCGATCTGGAAGTGGATTTTGTAGAGCTGGAGGACCCCACCGGCCCCTACGGTAATAAGTCCTTAGGAGAGCCTCCTGTTATTGCAGCGGCTCCTGCAGTAAGAAACGCTATCTTACAGGCTACCCGCGTTGCCATGAATGTGGCGGCGCTGACCAGCCGCC